TACCTGATCCCTTACCTGATCCCATACCTGAGCCCTTACCTGATCCCCTACCTGAGCCCATACCTGAGCCCCTACCTGATCCCATACCTGAGCCCATACCTGAGCCCCTACCTGATCCCTTACCTGATCCCTTACCTGAGCCCCTACCTGAGCCGGACTAATTACTTTTGCAAGCACCCCACTATTAAAAATATTTTTCAAATAACCGACAGCATACTGGCAAGCCATAGGGGAGTCAACAAAAATAACTATAGGATTTTTGTATCCGGCTAATTGATACATCCAATTAATCCCCTTAATACACTCTTCTTTATTTAATTCTGTTTTGCAAGAAAAAAAACGGTCTAGCCATTCATCCCTCACTTGATACATTAATTCAACTTGTTCGGGTGTTAATTTTTCTATCTTATTCATATTTGGTTAGTTTAAAATTAATTGATCTTGCCATTGCTTCCAGTGTGGAGTCTCATCTACCACATCAAATAAATCAGCCTCAAATCCAAAACGGCTACCGAATTCAATAAGGGTATAGTAAAACTTATCGTAATGGTATTCTACTGAAAGCAAATGGTATTTAGCCCCTTCAACAAGAATAGACTCTACTTCTATACCTAATGTGCGATTAAATACCGGTGGTTCTTTGCAGATTAAAGTAGTCAAGGTGGGTAGTTTTTAGATTGCTAAGATAATGTACATTACATTACAATCCAAATAAATTGAAAAATATTTTTACACTTCTTTTATGTCTATATTATGCACCTTTTTCATCAACTTCTTCTTTTTCTTATACTCTTTAGTCAGGTACCCCTTACAGTCCTCCACAATAACCAGACCGGTATGCTTATCTACATATTGGAAATCGGCTACATATACTAGGGAAAAAGATCCATCGGTGTTAAGTTCGTACTCTACCTGCCTGGCTAAAAAGGCTATCTCCCCGGCTTTAAGTAATTTCTTCAAAACGGTGTAACGCCTAGCCTCTTTCTTGCTATCAAATACCTCCCCATCAACCTCCCCTTTCTGGCTGCTGTACTTATGTTTCTTTTCTTTTTTAGGTGGGTCTGTAAACAGGTGGGTATTGAGATTCCCTACGGCAGAATTCTTAATATCTTCTATCGTAAATACCCTTCCCTTAGCCATGTTAAAAAGGATTGGTGTCGTTGTCTGTGGAAGAAAATGTCTTTGGCATATTACCCTGGGAAATAGGCTTGAAATTAGACGGTAACCCGGTATCTGGCACTTCTTCAAATTTCTGTATCTCTAGCCTAGCCCTAAGCCTTGTGACTCCCAATTTCCCATTACGGTTTTTTGCGGTCTTTATATGCGTTTCTCCTGCTGTAGAATCTCCGTTCTCGTTGGTGTCTATATCGTAGTATTCTGGCCGATAAATGAACATAACGCAATCCGAATCCTGTTCGAGACTACCCGACTCCCTCAGATCGCTAAGCATAGGCATTTTGCTTTCTTTGCGATTTTCTACTTGCCTGGATAGTTGAGATAACGCAATGATTGGAACGTTTAACTCCTTGGCTATTATTTTAATATTCCTAGAAATGTTACTAATTTCTTGCTCCCGGTTACCTGATCGGTCTTTATCGCCAGACATAAGCTGCAAGTAATCAATAATGATTAAACCTACATTATGCTTATTCACCATCTTGCGAGACTTGGATCTAAAATCATAAATGTTTAATCCAGCGGTATCGTCTATGTAAATAGGAGCTTTCTCCATAATAGCAACCCCTTTTTCCATAAAACCTTTATACTCAAAATCAGATAAGGTTCCCCTTTGTACCCGTTCAAATAATATCCCAGACTCCGCTGATAGCATCCTGTTCATACACTGAGAAGCAGACATCTCCAAAGAAAAAAAACCAACCGGGGTGGGCTTTATTTTATGCAAGGCTGCGTTCTTAGCTAGATTTAAAGCCAACGCAGACTTCCCTATACTCGGTCTAGCTGCAATAATAATAAAATCAGTAGGCTGCCATCCGTAGGTTATCTTATCCAGCGACTCAAACCCGGTAGGTACACCGGTAAATAAATCCTGAGAGTTTCTTTGCTGATCAATAATGCTTAGCGTCTTTGCTATAATAGAAGGAGCATCCTCAAAGTTCTTCTTCATTACGCTGTTAGCTATACCAAAAACATCTTTTTCTAGGCTATTGAGCAAATCAAATACGTCCGTGGTATCATCATACCCCCTTTCGTAAAAATTACCCGATATGCGTATTATCTCCCTCTTTATGTGATATTGTAAAAGTATCCTTGCGTTCTGCTCTAAAGAAGCCGTTGAGGTAACCCGGTCCTGTAACTTGGTAATAAAATAAGGGCCCCCGACAGAATCTAGCTCACCCATAGCTTTTAACTCTTCAACTACCGAAGTTAAATCTATGATCATACTTCTACGGCTGAGCCCAACCATAGCCTTAAAAACCTTCTGGTGTTCTGTTTTGTAAAAACAATCCTGGTGAAGTATATCGGAAACTATCTCAAAAGCATTAGGTTCTAAAGTAATAGCACCCAGTATAGTCTGTTCCAACTCTACTGCGTGTGGTAATACCTTATTAAAAGACATATCTGGTATGTCATCCGAGTGCTTTAATTTAGCCATTTTATATCCCCCATTGATTAGCCATAGCGTTTGCGATACCAGGAAAAGTCTTTGATCTATTTTTTGCACTTGTGTTATCAGAGTACCACTTTGGAAGCGTCTTGCCAGATGGAGTTGTTACAAAATCTCCTTTCTCTACAATATTAGTAGGCTTCAATAACGGTAACCCCGTAAGCCAAAGACAGGTAGTTTTTTGGTACCTGTCCCCAAATTGCCAAGGCTGAATTATTTGATCAGGCTTTCTATATTCAGTACTCATAATTCCAACTGGGTTTTCAATAGCCATAACCGGAATCCCACAATTAACAATATCCATAAAAAACTTAATACCTTCTTGCTGTCTTCCATCCTCACGTTTCTTAGCAAAGTGCTTAGCTCCGGAAACAGCTAAATGAGTGCAAGGAGGAAAAAAAATAGCCATATCCCATTGCCCCCCCCCCAATCACTTTAAATATATCTTCTTGGTAATGCCATTCGGGGTGTCCTCCTGAACATGGAAGTATATCACAACTAAAAGCATTATGACCAAGCGCCCTAAATGCTTTACATACAGTTTGAGATTCTTCACACCCTATGAGTACATTCATGATAAATGGTGCAGGAAACCCACCGTGCTTTAGCAGCGGGATGAATGCGACCTGCTTTCGTTTTAGTTGTTTGAAAATGTTCCAAAGTGGAATGCTTTTTGAATATTTTTCAGTGCGATACTTTTTTTGTCTACAATCACTCTTCTGCCCAATTGATGAACTCCACCTGTTACTTTTCTTTCTCCTTCTATCCACACCAAATCCTTTGGCTGTATGGCATAACGCTGTTTGCGGATAGAAGGCGCAAAGCCTTTTCGATTGAGTTGCAATACCCGATTATTCTTGTGTTTCTGAATGATCTCTACCGGCTCAATCCTTTGCTGATCGCCTCCACCGGCAATGACAAAAGCATCATTATAATGCGTCTTTTCTATCTGCAGTGCTATTCTGTTCACAAAAGTGATATAGCCGTAGCTTACTTTTAGATCAGGCACATCGGCCCAAAATTTCTTTCTGATAATAGCCATGTAGGTATTTGGCTTATAGCTTTTTGGTGCGGCTAATTTGAGTTTCTTTTGATGCAATCGGTCATGGCACTTTTTATGTAGTATTGCCAAGTTCTTTGCACGATTACTGCCGGTTTTATTTCTTTCCAGGCAGTGGTGAATATGTGATGGCTGGCCTTTAGTAAAGGGCTTATGGCATAATTGGCAACATCCCCTTTCTCTTGCCATCAGGTAGCTGCGCATATTCTGATATCCGTACATATCACCCTGCTGATAATCCACACCTTCAATTTGAAAATTCTCAATTTTGGCAATATCGAAATTGGCTACTTCGATGGTAACACTACTGATGGGCAGTACTTTCTTTAACTGCCTGATGATCTTTAGATGGGTGTCATAACGCCGTTGGGTAGATGGCGGCAACCATCCTTCTTTTTTCTTACGATTCAAAAAACGTGGTTTACGATACCAAAGTTTGTTCCTACGACCTCTGCGGTACATGCGTCTTTCAGTCAGCCGTTCAGAAGTCTTGCCATCCATAACTACGGTTCCACAAGCAAGCTCTTGAGTTGCCGATACGCATGAATACCCAATATTCTGATAACCGCTATCAATACCCATCTGTACGTCCTGTATCTTGTTCTCACAAACAAAATTCAGGCGGATGGTAAAAGGATAACAGGTAACCACACTGGCTCTTTGAGATTTAAGCAGCTTGCGAGCTTTAGCCTGGCTACAGGGCATGAGCGGTGATCCTTCAATGGATAATACATACACAACGGCTTTAGGCCCACCTGTATGTTGGTGTAGATCCACATCGAGATTGTTAGCAGAGGTTTTTGAGCCTGCCACACTAAGAGTTTCCTCTTTGTTTAATGGCAGACCACAGTTGCTACGGACTTGTGGAGCATCCGTAGGTGTGTTCGTTGTCGTTCTCTTTGCTAACTGCTGCATAAATTCTAAAATTTAGTGGCCCTCTAATCAACCAATTGCTCTTGCAGATCACTCCGCAAGCCCCTTAGGCTTTAGCCTAGGGGGTGATTGACCTACTTTTTCTTTTCAAGTATTTTCAAATACTTAGTATCGTTCTCAAAAATATAATCCCAGGTAACCTTCCAATCTGAACCATCATTTAGACCACGGTAAAAATTATCTTTTTTTATCACCTCCAAGATACCGAAAAAGTCAAAAGCCTCCTCTTTTATCCGTGACCCAAACTTCTTCCTTCTGGATTCCGTGATAGATTCAATCTGTGGTAGCTTATAGTTCTGTGCAAATATGTTCCAGGCACTAGCGTAGGGTTCTATGAATTCAGGCTTATTGTTGGTGATAAATTCTTTTATCGCTATCCACCGATCTGATGGTTTAGCCGGAAGGGATACCTCTAACAAAGACCACTTTTTCTCTAGTTCTTTATTAGGACGGTATGTACTTACCCGGTTAGCCGGCACCTTCTTTAAGGTACTAGGCTGTATGGTCTCCTCCCAAAAATAGTCCCCATCAGTAGCAAATAACTCACATTCGTTGATCATATCACTAATAATCAACTCTACATCTTCTGGTGGCACAAGCATCTGTGACCCTATGGCATCGTATAGATACTTCTTCAGTTGTAACTTATTCGACTCTTCTAGCTGCAGCATCTCTATGATACGCCAATATATTCCGTACCCCACAGCCCCGTTTTTGCCAATCAGGGCTAGTAACTTAATGTTTTTTGTAGGGTCTAGCGGGTGAGGGAAACCTGCTTCCATAACTATATCTTTTTGGGTTGTTCTGCCTTACCGTGCATCTTGTCCATATCCCGTAATCCACGGCTGTAGGCTTCTGATTCTATTTTTTTTATGAATTTACTCATCTCGTTAGAAAACACAATCATATCTCCTGCACTCTTCTCTACTATCCTCCAGGCAAAAGCAACATTAACAGAAGTATAGTCCTTCTCTTGCTTAAAAGGTAAAGGATAGGGCTCCCTTGGGTCACCGACAGGAAACCTTGGATTTTCTTTAGTCTTTGGATGAGTCATAATTTTTCCCAGAGGGTAGAAAAACATCGGTGTGCCGTCACGTTCTTAACCGTAGCGTGTCCGACTTTCTTAATGAGATGCTGGTTTGCGGCCCGTACCACAACCCCGCCATACGCTCTTTTGCTTGGTGGTGACGTAATACGATTACTCAACTCACACCACAAACGAAAATCCTCTGCCTGGAACTTGTGTCCAGATGGGTATTCTCTCAGATAATCAACTAATAAGTTAAATGCCTTCTGAGCCCACTGGGGAGTCACCTGTTCCGCATGATCAATAGCCTGAGCGATACCAGCGTCTCTTAGCCTCTCGCCTTCAGCTATTATATCAAGGATATTCGCTTGTGTGTAAGTCATTATAGATTATTTTATTCCTAAAAACTTCTGGAACCAAGCTGTATATGGATTAGCAAACTTAGCCGGGTACTCCTGGATATTGTTAAGGATAAAATTGATATCATCCACAGTAAGGTAAATACCAGGCTTTCCTAATATACCAGATTGATACAAGGTGTTTCCTATCCGGATAACCTTGTATTTCACCGTGTCAACAACTAAGGTGTCAGCTACCTTTTCAATAACTGGTTTTGCTGCAGGAACTCCCTTGCTTTGGGAAAAGCCGATAGTTGCAATCAACGCAAAAGCGATAAATAGAATTGTTTTTTTCATGTTAAGTTATTATAGTTCTTGTAATAAAATATCCGGTATGTATTTTAACTCATCCTTAGCTATTGATGGGTACATAGCTTTAAACCTTTCTACAATCTTTGGCCAGCACTTCAGATCCTGTATCTCAATCATCTTTCGATCATAGTTCCCGTGACAGTCTGTATTCCAAAAGCAAAGCTCAATAAAGTTTAACGGATGAGTAGCTATTGATTTAAACAGGTTTTTGGGGAGTATATGAGCAATGCTGTATTTATACCGCTTAGGATCATCCTTACATGTTTTACCACCACAATGCTCGCAAACACCAGTAAGCTCCTTTCTTCTTTCAATAAACCATAGATTCAATTCCTCAGCATGTGCTTTTTCCGTTGATTCCTTAGCCTTATTCTTCTCGCTAACCTTTGGTATCACATACACCTTTTTCTCAGCCTTCTCACCTTTAGGCTTATGCCTTGGGCAGTATTGACCATCGGGTGCATGAAATGAACAACCAGGGAATATGCAGGACATTACTCTTGAATTAAAGCTACCAATGAATTTATATGATGCGATATAACAAAGTGTACCATCTCAACAAACTCCATAAGATCAGGTTCAAAAAACTCAGGAAATTCAATCTTTCGCAAATCGTGTACCAATCGCTTCAGACTTTCATTATCCGCTTCGATCTTAGCAACCTGTTCGTTTATCTTTTCGTGATTAAAAACAAAAGACTGATACCCTCCGTTTTCTGTGACATAAAAGCTAAACGTTTCCCCACTCATAATTTTATTATGGATATGTGGGTGTAAGTGCTCCTGAGCCTTCTCAACAGGCGAAATAACTATCTTTGAAACAAGTGGATTGGCTTCAATAATTATCGGATATTCTTTCCATTCAGAAATCTTTTCCTGTTCTTTTTTTAAGGCTTCTTCATCTTCCTTCCTTTTCTTCTCGTCTGCCATGCGATTAAACTCTGCTATTTCCCATGACTTCTTAGCCTCTGCAGCAAACTTCTCAAAATCTTTAGTGGACATCTTTTTTACAACAGCGTAGTCGTATATGCAGTGATACTTACCTAACTCGTCTATACGAGCCTGTATCTTCTCTTCTGCCAGCCTTTCTTTCTCTGCTTCTATCCTATCCTCCTCAGCCTGCAAAGGAGCCTCTAGTTCCTTCATAGCGGCCACAAGCGGTGTAAGTTCAGAGTTAACCCTCCGCTGCCAGGCAAGCGCCTCTTCTTTGAGTTTATCCGCATGTTCAACAAGTGCTACTCTAGTCCTTTTGATCTCCAAACGAGTTTCACGCACTAAGGCTAACCCTTTGGTGTCTTTTACATCTTTAACCTTCAAACCGGTTGCCTTTTTACGAAAGGCTTCTATAGCAGCGGCAGACTCGCTGAACTTTACTAACTCATTCTGCTGGTTGGGCTGAAGTATCACTACCGGGGTATCCATCTAACTGTTTTTTAAACGTGTTAAAATATGCTTGTTTATCTCCTGTTTGCAGGTATAATCCTATTGACTCATCCTCTCTCTGTTCCTTTTGTATTGCCTTTCTTATCCTTTCTTCTTCCGTAACAATCTTTCTTGGCTTGATCACTCGAACCGGCTTGGGTTTCAAATCTGCCTCTGTTCCTTCTATTACATTCATTGCTGATTTACATTGAGGACAAACACCTTCGTTTGGTCCATCCTCATCAAAACCAAATATTGCTAGATGGTTGAAGTGTATGTTACAAGATGTACAGACGTAACTCATTTAATATCAAAACGGTAAATCGTCTAAAGGTTCTTTTAATTCTGCCGGATTTTGAATTGAATTTTCCTTAGACAATCCCGATTCTGTACCAGGCTGATCAAACTCAGTCTCTCCTTCAGCCAAGAACTCAGAAACAAAAGTTAAACTCAACAACCATTTCTTCCAGAACTCAATCTGTTTAGATCCGTCCCATTCAACATCACCCTTCCACTCACGGCTTTCCACCGGAGGAAGTTCACCCATGTTATCCTTAGTAAAAGCGTGTTTAAGCGGCTTCCCTGATTGAGTAACAAAACAGGTTGTTTGTGGCTTACCATCTTTTAATTTATGGCTGGCAGATATACGAACTTTCATCGTAGGATCACCAGTACGCAGGGAATTGCAAAAACCACGGAAGTATCCGCTGTCTGTACGCATCTGCAATAAAAACCGTTCCCCTTTGTCTACTATTGTAAACTGGGCAACCTCATACTTCTTACCATTGTACTCGTCCTGTTTAAAATCCACCTTAACGATAGTGCCGGAGAGTGATTGGAAGAAGTCTGGCTCACCACCTTTCTCTTTGGTGTACAGTTTGCCCTCTTTGATATTGACATACGTAACTCTTCCTGAATCTTTTTCAAGTCCCATTTTGTTTTTGTTTTATGTTTTTTACGGAAAATGTTTTCAATATACTCTTTACTGTGACCACTGGCCGCTAGTGAAAGAGCCTCCATAGCGTCATCGGTTATCATACCCTACTTCTTTTTGTTTTTCCTTGCCGCCAAAGCCTCCTGAACAAGGAGACATACCATGCTGCTAAAAGAAGTCTCTCTCTTCTCCTTAGCCCTTTCCTTATGTACTTCCGCTATTACGGTATCTGGGAAAGACGAGTTGATCTGTGCCATTGATTTTTGTTTGGTGAATAATACTTTTCTGACATGTATTGAAATGCTAAGATAATGTACATTACATTACAATCCAAATAAATTGAAAAATATTTTTTAGGCGGGTAGAATTTAGCGTATAGGGACCGTGGCATAATCGAGTACCAAGCCCACGCACAGACCCTTTGCTTCTCTTTTTAGCGAAAGTTTTGATCAATAATAGTTTTTACTTTCACGGGAGATTCTTGGCTTTTAAAAGCACCGAAAAGAAAGATAATCAGAAAGGAAATGGGAAAGCTAATAACTAATCTTTATGTTAAATGGCGCACAGCGAACTTCCTTGTTTTTTTCCCACGCTTCACTTGTAACGGTGAGGAGTATTAAAGGGAGAAACAATGACAAGTCATTGTGTGGAGTTTCTAATTAAAAAGTTCAGGAGGTTTGCTATCGTTTCGAGAATTGTGTTTTAAAATCTTTGTTACTACATAAGATTTATTTACAAAAGTATTTGCTATTGCATCATATTCCATTAAAATATCCATTTCAACTTCTAGTGTATCTCCCAATCTAAACGCTTCGCCTTTTTCTATTTTCCCCGAAAAAGCATCATCGTTTATTTTGGCAACTATTCTATTCCCTTTATAATAGAACTCCCACTTCTTTTTTAGAGAAAAATCAATTCCGCCTATAATGTTTAAAAGTGCGTCTTGAACTGTTTCATTTTTTTGGGTAGGCCCAATTTTATCTGACCCAGATTGAGCAATATCTGCGAAATCTTCTTTTGGTATTTCAACTGAATTTTCTTTGTTTTTAGGATCAATTACCTCAAATCCAGTAACACCATTATCCGCATCTAATGTTTCAAAAGTTTGTGACATGTGCTTTTCGATTGCACTATTTTGATATATTTTATATACCCTATTGTCAATGTAGGTAACATTTCCTTTTACATCCTCAATTTTTACTCCATTATTTGTTGTTTCAATATTCTTTGGGCTTTTCCCTTTTAGAAATTTGAATATTTTATACGCACCCGTTAAAAGACCAATAACATCTTTGGCATGGGTTAAGTTTTCATGGGTAAAAAGTTGAGCTACATTTTGTATGCTTTGAGATAAAATAATTAAATCTATTTCAAAACTTCCGGGCTTCGGACTGGCGTTAATTCTGACTTCTATTTTTTTTGTTTCATCTATCTCTGCACTTATTTCTTGTATGATAGCTGTAAAGTGCAGAAAAGAATTAATAAAGGTATTAGCCTCTATTTGGTGAGATGGGCCATCAAATTTTACTTTTAACTCTTGCATACCCGTAACATTAGACATATAAATAGATTTGGTTGCGGGGGGAGATATTAAACTTAAAGATTATAATTGATTCCCTAACCTTCTATTTTTTAATAGAACAAAAGTACAGTATTATACTAAAAATTTAGAATAAACTACTATAAAATATAAATTAATTAGGATAAAACACTTTGGTGCCCATGGGGCACCCCTTCCCAATTGATTATAGCGAAGGGCCCCGCCACACAAAAAAACAAGGAAGTTCTTCCCGCAACGTGGCTTTTTTAAGCTACGCAAAATAAAAAAGCCCCTTCACAGGGGCTAACCAAGTAACATAATGTTGAGTTATTATCTTTCCCATTTATCTGTTTAAACTCTTTCTTTTCGGCACTTTTAGGGATTTTGTCCCACCTACACATTACCTGGAAAACAAAATCCCTACGCCAAGAATCTCCCGTGAAAGTAAAAACTATTATTGATCAAAACAATGCCTTCGTGAAATATTTTTCATAAAATTTTATAAATATTTTTCTTCCAGTAGCCCTGTGGGTATTTTATAGTCTAAAAATAATCACCATGGCTTCAAATGCGTTTAAAGTAAACGTCTACGAGATCAACGGTATTCCGCAGAAAAACATCTATCAGATCGGTTTCCCAGATTCCGGTGCGTGTTTGTTTTTAAACTACACGGGTAATAACCCTTTGTGTAATGCGTATGTACAAACGTTGAGTAATCAGTACCAGTATTCTGTTGCTGAAACTGTAGCGGCTCTGGTTACCCTGGCTAACACCTAGTGGTAATTGAGTTAAGAACCTATTAAATAGCCCTGCTTGTTGGGGCTATTTTTGTTCCCTTTCATTAGCCCTTAACTCTATGAGAGGAACACCTTTAGACTCCATTTCTTCCAGCTCCGCATCTGTGTTGGTATTCAAGTATTTTTTACGCAAACTGATCACCGCTGCAAACGTGTCTTCCATCTTCTTAACCATCTCCTGATAGTTTTTTATTGAATTGTCTTCAAGTGATAACTTAGATCCGTTTAACACCTTGGCCATCTCATTATTTTTTCTGTTCATGGCAAAATAAAGAGCAAACGGACTGTCTTTTTCAAAGCTGTCTACTACGTCCCGGAGGTATTCATTTTCTTCCGTTAAAGCGGCTATTTTTTGCGATTCCGTCATCTCGCCAGTAGGCTTTTTTTCAGGTATTCTTGTTTTTGTCGTTCCCATTATTCAAAAATATTTATAAATTTTTTGTATAAAAAATTATTTTAAAAATATTTATTCATTACTTTGTAGGCGTTATGAATCAACCTAAACTCACAAAAGAAGCCGGTTACTTCCTGTTGGAGAACCCGGACCTTCTGGTAGAAGCCGCAAAAATGACCGGTATTAGCTATGCAGGTGTTACCTCTGCGGCTAAGAGAAGATCCACAACGCTTACTACCTACCACTTGGTAATGCTCCTGTCACGGAGAATGTACTTACCCCCTGAAAAAATAGTTGAGATAACTGAAAAGCAATAATTATGATTCCTATTGACAACAGAGTGCTTATCCTCCCTGAACCTGCAGAAGACAAAGGACAGTTTATAACACCAGATACGGCTAGGCCAAAACCCATGAGAGGGAAAGTTATTGCCGTAGGTGCCGGGGAAAGGCGTAAATCAGACGGAGGTCTTATGCCTATGACCTGTGAGGTGGGAGATACTGCCGTGTACTCTAAGTTTGGTGGGACAGATGTGGAGATTGATGGAGTCGAGTATGTGGTTATGAAAGAAAGCGAAGTATTAATGGTTCTTAAACCCGAATGATATATGACTGAACAAATCCTTTTTGGAGAAGATGCCCGTAAAGCCATATTGGCCGGGGTAAACAAAGTGTGTAACGCTGTAAAAGTAACGCTGGGTGCCGCTGGCCGGAATGTGGTTATTTCCTACCCATACGGACAGGCAAGTACTAAAGACGGTGTTTCTGTAGCTAAAAACATATCCCTTTCAGACCCTATTGAGAAAGCCGGTGCCGAAATTATCAAAGAAGTGGCTATTAAGATGCTAACCGAAGTGGGTGACTCTACTACGACTGCCTGTGTATTAGCCCAAGCTATCGTCCAGGAAGGAATGAAACTGGTAGAAGAAGGGGCTAACCCGGTTGAGTTAAAAAAGGGTATTGATTATGCTGTAAGCCAGATTGTAGAAGAACTGAAGAAAATATCTATCCCTTGTGAGACACCAGAGCAGCTAAAACATGTGGCTACCGTTTCCGCTAACCACGATACTGAAATAGGCTCGCTGGTGGCTGAGGCTTTTGAGAAAGTGGGTAAGGATGGGGTAGTACTTATCGAAGATTCTGTAAACCGTAACACCACAATTAAGATGGTAGACGGGTTGCAGTTTGATAAGGGTTATGGTATTGCTGAGTTTTTTGTCACAGATAGAGGTAAAATGATTGCCGAAATGAATGACTGCCACGTGCTTATCTATGATGGGGTGATTACTACAATGAAAGAGATCAAGCCTGTTATGGAAGCCGTTCTTGGTCGTATGGGGGGTAAGTTGATGATTATTTGCAACTCGGTAGAAAATGAGGCGTATGCTTTCTTGGGTGTTAACCGGGCACAGCAGAATATACCTGTTATCCTGGTTGAGTCACCTTCATTCGGGCAGAATAGGACAGAAATATTGGAAGATATTGCTGTTATGACTAACGGACAGGTTATCAGCGAAGCCAAAGGGTTTAAACTCGAATCTATTAAAATTGAGTCGTTAGGTAAAGCACAGCGGGTATCTGTATCCCGTAACTCAACAACAATTATATCTGGTGCCGGCACTAAAGAAGATATTGACACAAGGGTGGAAGAGTTAAAGGTATTGCTAGAGCAGACGGCAGATGAAGATACCAAAGGGTTCCTGCGTAGACGTATAGCAAAATTAAACGGTGCTGTAGCTATCCTCTCTGTGGGTGCCGGTAGTGAAGTAGAGCTCAGGGAGAAAAAAGATCGTTGTGATGACGCTATTCGGGCTACTAAATCTGCTTTGGAAGAAGGTATTGTTCCTGGTGGTGGTATTGCTTATCTGAAACTAAAAGAGTTTCCTATAATTGGTATGCAGATTACCGATTTTGAAAAAGGTAAACACCTAATCAACAAGGTACTCAGTGCTCCGTTTAACCAGATATGCTTAAATGCCGGTATTCCAGAACCGTTTAATATTTCCACAGAAATAGCAGTATCTAAAATACCCAATGCTGGATGGAACGTAAAGACCGAAAAAATAGAGGATATGGTAGAGTCTGGTATTATTGACCCAACGAAAGCCGCTAGGTGTGCTTTGGAGTTTAGCGCTGGCATTGCAGGTTTGTTATTGATAACTGAGGCTTTGTGTATTAACGTACCAGATCCAGAGATGACTCGATAATGGAAAAGAAAAATCTTCCATATAGAGGTAGTACGGAGAATTTTGTTAACGCATCTGTGACAATAACAGGGGTGTATCCCAATAGAAAAGCCCGTAGGGAAAAAGAAAAGATCAGAGAGAAAAAAATAGCAAAACACATGATACCTACAGGAGAAAACATAATCATCCGTTCTGCCCTTAACCAGAAACAGGCTTTTTCCTTTAAAAGAGAAGACGGTTCTACCATGTCGCTAAGTTTTATCCCGAACAGGCATAAATATGAAAGCAATGGTATTGTTACTAATCCGGTAGTGGCCGAGGTGATTGTAGATAATAAACAGTTCCCGTACATAAAGAAAGGAGACTTTATCATCCTTCACCACAATATTATCTTCAATAAAGCTATGGAGATAGAAACAGATGATCAAGAACAGTGGAGACTACAGGCTATCCCGGTAGATAGGTGGATTATGGGTTCTATTGTTGAAGGGGAGGTTATGCCTTTCCCTGATAATGTGGTTTGTGAAAGAGTATTACAGGAAGAGTCTGGAATGTTCCTTATGCCTGAGATTATCAAAGAAAAGCCATTAGCCGACAAGTGTACAGTACTTAGGTCCGGTGATGAAAACTTTGAACCTGGTCAAACAGTGGTGATCAAAAAATGGGCAGATTATGAGGTTGTGTTTATGTGGGACGGAGAAGAAAAAAGAAGAGTTATCGTTTGGAAAGAAGATATTGAAATGATTTTGTAGTTTTACACAGAACGGAGGTGCAATCTATCCATTGAACGAAGCAGGTTAACTTAAAACGTTAGCCTGTTTTCTTTTAAAACATTGTTTGCATCTGCAATAATGGTTCTATTCTTTTATTTGACAACTCGCAATATTCTGAACTTATTTCACTTAAAATAAAATTTCGTCTATTTCTTATTGCTGATTTAGCAGTTGTGCCTGACCCGCCAAAAGGATCATATATTAGATCGCCTTCATTGCTCCAAGATTGTATTTGATCAGAACACAATTTCTCTGGAAAAGGTGCAGGATGCCCGGTTATTTCAGAACCTAATGTATAATAAAATATATTCCCTTTTATTTTGTGAGTATTCGTAACAACAATTTCATCTCTTCGTCTTTGAGCACCTTCTTTTATTGTTGAACAATATCCCTTTCTCTTTAAATTATATGATTCTCCTCCACCCTTACACTCAACTTTAATAGGATTAAACGTTTTTGGTTTCCCTTTGCTAAAACAAAACATATACTCAAATTCTTGCTCATAACGATTATGCGTTAAAGGGATAAAATTTTCTTTAGCATAAATCATGGTATCATGTAATAAAAAACCTTCATATGTAAACTTTATCGCTTGTTTAAAAGAAGTAAGAGATTCTGTTCCGTTTATGGTGGAATCTCCTACAACCCATATAACACAACCTCCGGGTTTCATTATTCGATAAAGTTGTTTAGATATTGAATCGAAATCAAAAGAGAATCCATTGTATTTTCTAAGTTTATCATAAGGAGGGCTTGTTACAACAAGATCAATATAATCATCTGACATATTAGACATTGTTACTAAACAATCTTCGTTATAAATTTTATTTATTATCATTTTTTATATTTTGTTATTACATAACACCCCTATTTACTCACCCTATGTTGGGTTGCATTTAACTAGCTAAGTTTTATCTCACCCTTCATTTACAGCATAAGTATTTAACTACTTATCCCTTCTGTAAATTAAGCATAATAAAGGACTTATTGATATAGCCATCATTAGCACAGATAAAGGCAATCTTAGTACTTAGGAGTACTTGGTGATTTCTTGTTAAGGGTCTTCGGGTGTGGTACGGAAGTTGCCCATGATTGCCACGTAGAAACGCAAATAACTATTTTTTATTTTTGAGATTTTGCTGCTTTGTAAAGGCAATCCGGTCAAATTGTTTCAAAACACCGGATTTATTTAAAATCCAATGTTTTATTTGTAAGTAAATAACATAAATAAAAAGCCCCGAAGGTTAGTTGAGGTAGAACCGGTCTGGATTTTACTCCTCGCCTCTCAACCACCCTTCGGGGCGGTAATTATTCTCAATAATTCAGGGTTCTACGTCTGAACTAATTTTTTTGTGCTATCTGAATATCATTTACCAAAAATAGAAAAAATTTTTAAACAACAAAACTTTTATATTTTCACACTATCATTAACCCGGAGCACTGATTAACAGCCCTCCACAAAACGTTAAGTATGGCACCCAAACCAGGCCCCATTCAACAAAAAGCACCTGCCGCTACGGTTTACTTCCGTAGAATCGTTCCTATCAACCCGGAACTGAAATCAGGTCAAACAAAGCCACCCACGTACATTAAGACAGAAGACACTATCCTTTGGCCTTACCGGCTGCATGAGGATAAAGAACCTTCGGCTATCCCTGTTTCAACTACCCCTGAAGCATTTCAGGAAATGTTTAAGAAAGGATGGAACATCCAATGGCTACCCAGAACAATCCGGTATGTACATGGATTGCAGACCTTCTTCAAAGACGAGCAGGAACCCGGTGGAAGGGAATTAAGCAGAAACGTACTGGATAACTACGTTAACCGTGACGCATTGGTTATGATAGACGGAGAAATAAAAATACCAGGATTCGATTCAGTTCGTATCGGATACCTTACTTGTATGAACCAGTGCGAAAACCAGCATCACTTGGCTAAAAGATACCAAAACGCTACCCCGCTGTACAGATTACTTGACTTTTCTATCAAGGATAGAGAGAAAGTTGAACTCGGTAAACTCAGGGAGAAAGCATACAAGCTGGCTACCGATGCAAGAACGCAGGATATGTTACCACATGCAAAATACCTGGGTATTCAATTCCTGATTCCAGAAACAGGAGAAGACAGGGATATCGCTTCAATCAAAGAGGATTACAAAGAATATGCTTTGAATCGCCCTCAGCACTTTGTTGATAGCTTCTCTGATCCTAAAGTGAAGATTGTATTCTGGTTACAGGATCTGATCGAAAAAGCACATATCGTAATTAACTCAGGAAGAGCTATCTGGCAACAGACGGGAACCGAAATTATGGTTATTCCCCCTGATAAAACTCCTACCGATGCCTTAGCCTCATTTGCTATGTCTGAAGCAGGGGACGAGTTTGCTGCACAGCTCAGGGCTTTCAAAACAACACAATTAGAAGAAGCCTAAATCATAAAGACCGATAAGGTCGGCCCCGGTTCCATTGCCGGGGCTTATTTTTATGTTACAGAAGATAACCATATACGGTATTGAGGGTGAGATACCCGATGTTCCTAAGCTAAACACAATAGAGGGGCATGATTTACCTATAGAAGAACAGTACTTCCGTAGGCGTGAACTACCTGTGTACATGCAGGCAGAAAATATCGTTTTTGATGATGACGGGGACCCGATATACACTGATCAGCAATTAGCCTATGCCAAGGAAGAACTAGACCGATGTGAGCATGGCCACTGGGTTATGATCAAAGGAGTACCTACGTTTTTTAACATGTGGTACTACTATTGGCTAACTTACTGGACCTTGGAAGATGGAAACCGACCAGAGCACCGGGAATGTGACAGGATATTCTTTTTATTTTTCCAGTTTTGTTATCGAAATCCGTTTATAGCTGGGATTCTTAGAGGAAAGGCTAGACGGGAAGGGGCTACATCTCATGGTACGTGCATAGAGATGCACATAGCTACTTTTGATTATAACAAGCGTATTGGTAATATCTCAAAGACCGGTCCGGACGTATCGGATATGTTTACCAATATGATTGTTTACGCTTTTAAAGCGCTGCCTATATTTCTAAGACCACGTACTGACGGTCCAGAAGATCCTAAAAATGAAATATCGTTTAAGCGCCCAACAAAAAAGAAAAGCCAGAAAGGGGTAGCCGATACCTCCCGGAAAGGTCTTAACTCGATAATCACTAAGCGTGACACTACCCTAAACTCATACGACTCAGGTAGATGGTCTTTTATCCTGATAGATGAAGGCGCAAAATGGATAAGTGTTAATATTTCTAAATACTGGAACATTGTAAAACAAGTGTTAGTAAGGGGTGCCTCCCGTGTGGGCTTTGCTTATTTGCCCACTACGGTCAATCCTCCGAACCAAGGGGGCTCTAATTTCCGTACCCTGTATAATCTAGCTGACCAGTTTAAATACCCGCTAAATCGGCTCCCTAAAGGCTTGGTGAAGTATTTCAAGCCGGCTTATGACGGATTATCTGGGTTTATTGATAAATACGGGCACAGTATCATTGAACCACCTGATGAAAAAACACTAGAGTTTTTAATACAAAAAAACCGGGAGGCTAAAGAAGAAGAGCGTATACCAGAAGAGTATTTAAACCTAGGGGCTAAACAATACCTGGCTTACAAGCGATCTCTGCTAGAGGACGATGACGATATATCCGAAGAAAAAAGGATGTACCCCGTTATCGAATCCGACATGTTTGACTTCGGAGATGTGATCAGTCCTTTCTCTATTGAAAAGATAGAAGCCCAGGAAGCATGGCTTAAAGAAAATCCTCAGCCGCTAAGACGGGGTGATTTTGTTTACAACATGATCACCAAAAAAGTAGAGTTTCAGGATAATAAAAAAGGCTTCTGGCTATTACGTAAAACACTTAACGATGGGGAGTCTAATAAATTCAGCATTGATGCCAGAAATGTGTGTCACCCGCTAAATACCCATAACTACGGTGGGGGTGCCGATACCTTCAGGTTTGACAATACCCAGGAACTAGGTTCTAAGGGTACCATCTGGATAGGTAGTAAACTTGATATAAGCAAACCGGAAGAGCAGGAAGGCGGCGAACCTGTTGCTTTCTACATAGGCCGGCCTAAGCTGACGGAAATGTTCTGGCGGGAGTTGTTACTAGCCTCACTTTACTACGGGTGTACAATCACAGTCGAAAAAGATGCTACCCAGGAATTCATTAAATACTTTCAGGGGACTATGCCCAATTTTATGCAGGCTAACTGCTTGCCGATGCTGGGTAAAAAGCCTGATATCGCTATTGATCAGACAAGAAAAAGAAACAAAGACAAGGATATGGGTTACGGAGCTTCTTCTGCCGATCCTTTTGTATTTGCTAAACAGATAGAAATTGCTGTACTGTATGTCTATAAATACTGCTACAAAATACACTATCCGGATCTGCTCGCTGAACTAAAGATGTTTGACCCGTCTAACCGGACACAATTTGACCAGACTATCGGGTTTATGATGATGCTCCTTAACTGCATGGGAGACTTCCAGCAAAGAAAGATTGAGAAAAAGAAGTTTAAGCTACTTCGCTATTACCAAAAAGTAGCCTAAGCCGCCTGCTGCTGTGGTTGCGGTTGCCCCTGTGGCTGTCCCTGACCTTGTTGCTGTGGAGGCTGGTGAGCCTGGTCGTTCTGTGCTACCGTATTGCTGATAATATAATCCATCAAAGGCATCATTTTAGCCAACCCATCTTTATCACCAGAGGCAATAGACTCTTCGTATACCTTAGCCACCAATTTAACCACTTCTTTATAGGCCTCGTTATCTCCGTGGGCTTTTTCAATAAGTATTTTAGCCTGCGCCTGTGCTTCAAGCTCTTTAATCTTACCCTGAGTCTTTGTTTCAGTAGACATCTGCTGTACTTTCTGATTCATCTCCATCTGCATCTGAGCCTGTGCACGTGCTTGTTTCTTAGCCCTTTTCTCCATCTGATCAAGATACATAGTAGCGTTCTCGTGTGACATCTTCTGTATTTTGAGCGCCTGAGAAGGTGTGAGTGTACCCCTCTGCAGAGATGCTTCTACCATCATTTCAAGATATTGTGCATCGGCAGATTTAGATACCATGTTGATATTAACATCAAACGTAGCATCCATCATATCCCGGTTGATACCGGCCATCTGCTTATATTCTTCTCCTTCAAGAACAATCATGTCCCACAAAGCATAGGCTATCTTAGTAGCGTTCTGCTCCATAATCTCTATGTAGGCATCGTACACGTATTCTGTATTGTTATTAGCCGCCTGCACCTGGTTATCGCTAACTGCTTTACCTCTTTTAGCCGGTACCGCACCACCCAAACTATCCTGGTTAACACCCCACTCGTCATTAAGCCTCTGTAGCCAGAAGTTATACAACTGGATAAGCATAGTTATCTGAGCTACGTTTCCACCAGTTTTTATCTCCCTAAAAGGTGACTTGCCAGGTTCCCCAAACCCGGTACCTGACTGATCGGTGCTGTCGTAGTATGCCCGGCCCGTTGCATCGTATATCTTCATTAGTTCCAACGGTTCCTGTGGACCTTGCCCTAAATCAAGGGAATGTAGGTTAGCGATATCAACCTCTAACCCGTCTGACTTCATCTGTGACACCATCTTGGCAATGTTCAGGACAGTCATAATCATAGCCCTTACTGCTGGGATACCTCTTTCGAGCAAAGAAGGTACATAATACCCGTCTGCGTTAGGATACACCACAGAATAGTTTAAAAAGCAATCAACCCCATTTTGGTAAGGTCGTATGATATAGGGGGACACATCCCAGTGAAGCATGATCTTGGTATTCACGGCCCATACGCCACAGTATACGTTAAAGCGCTCTGTTTCTATCGGGGTTGTGGAGTTTGACGGCCCAGGTCTTCCCTTCTTTTGGTGTACCCCGGTGGTTCCATCTTCACGCTTAAAAGAAACATGGTATTCCTTGTCGTAAACCTTTACCTCATAATCGTAAACAAGGATAGAATAATCGTCATAAGGACGGTTAAAAGAAGAAATGTATGATTCGTACCAGGTAAGGTTATCCGTCTGATTTAAGCCTGTCTGTGCGTTTTGGGCAAGATCAAACCACTCTTTTTCTGTAACCTTGGGGTATTTACGCCTGGCTTCTGATATTTTTATCGGGTAAGCCTCTCCGAAAATAGATACATCACTACCGTTATCGTTCTCGAATATGTTGTAAACGCAGTTCTTTGGCTTGCATCTGCGTATAAATAACCGGTTGGCCAGCGTCTTACCGCTGGTTTTAGGCATCTTCTCTAGCTTGGTTGCCATCAGGTTAGTTACACATCCATCACGCAATAGTTTACGTTTCAGGTAGTCTTTGCCGCTATTCTCAATTATCTGGTCAATGGTTTTCTGGAAAAAAGCCTCTTCCGGCAGCCGGTATTCAATTTTGTAGTAAAGATCAAGTTCGTCATCGTCTTCCGGAACATACCCCTTTTGCAGTTTAAGACCAGATATTTTCTCCATATTCTTGATCTTCTCCTGCTCTTCCATGTACATCTTAGAAACCTGCTTCTCCTTTTTCTTGGTCTGCTCTGCCAGAGCATCGGTAGCCTTAACTGATGGTTTTTCGTCACGGTTCATAAAACCACCCAAAATATTAGCCAGGTACCGGGGAATCAGTTTTACTATACCTCGGTCTATATTGATCAGGGACTCGTTACCCTGTATCCCCATCAACTGAAGGAATTCTCTATTGTCTGTGGTACCCTTAGCATACTCCTCATTCTTATTCCACTGTTCGTATCTGTTCTGGTAGTACCCATTGTTTCCAAAGGATACAAATGTCCACATCTGCTCAGATAATTTAAGCCCGTATTCAGGCTTCCTTTTCTCAGAAGGTACTTCAAACTGGATTTTAAGTAAGGCATCAAAATCCGGGGTGTTGAATGGGCTAGAGCTCACTTGGGTATATTTTGATTACAAAATAACGAAATTATGCGATTGGTTGCAGGTATTAAAAAGCCCCCTTAACCAAAAAAGGGGGCTCCCATAACCAAAAAACAAAATGAATTCAGATTACAAAGATAGTGTTATGCGCTGAATTGTATTGCGTTTACCCTGTTAATCCAGCCGTTATAATATTCTTGATCAGATGGATTAGACGCTACGATTGCCTGATACCTAGCAATACGCTTTTGTTTTAATGACTCAAATAAAGAAGCCTGATCTGCTGCATTAATAGCGGCTAAGGTATTTGCTCCAGGATGCCCATCTACTGTCACGCCTACTATTGACTGAACAAATTTGGCTATTAGCACCCTTCCTTGATTTAACCCTGCATCTACGACATACTCAGCTACTAACTGATTGTTGATACTATCAGCGCTAAAATGGTCCCAGTATAGTTTTTTAAGCACCTTGGCAGCATCTTCAGCGGGTAACGCCTTTACGTCCTGCCAATCAATTTTCCCGTCTCCATTTTCATCCAGGTTATATTCCTGAAGATCGTCTACTGTAAGACCGAATTTTGTAGCCCCTCCGGTGTCGTTTGGGTCGTTTTCAAAAACTGTTCCCTCTAGTTTATTTTCTAGGGGAAAATATTGATTAAAATTTGCCATTACGTTTTGCTTTTAATATATGATGTAACAGAAGAAATTGCCTGTGGTATTACTTTTTTAAAGTCAAAGAATATAGCCAGGGCAAGTAATACCAGAATCCCGGTTATAATCCAACGAAGACTAGATATCGTCCCATCCTTATTTTTTATCTCGGTGTTTAATACCCCAATCATCCCGTCACGGTTAGCAATTACCTGGTAAGCCTTATTGGTGCTATCCCTCCATCTATCGGCTTCTGAGTGATCGGTAATGGTTGTATCTCCAGGGACTATTACCTTAACCGGATGTGCTAGGTATTGCTTCTCCGCTTGATCATAACCTAGATCATAGGCTTCGATAGCGGCCTGTGCACAGTCCTTTACGGTATCCTTGGCCAGTTCTTTTTTAAGGCTATCAATTAAAAATCGCTCGTAGTTGGTATCCCTCACCAAAACATCGTTGTTTACGTATATAGTTTTAGGGGGTGATACTTTAACGGAAGTGTCTTTTGGGTGGGCATCGTCCCACTTGCTTACCACTTGCTGCTGTAGTGGTTCAGAAGCGTTTACCCGGTTAACCGCTGCAGTATCCTTTCTGGCAGCTATTTTTTCCGGATTACAGCTACTAAATAACAAAGCCGCAATAAATACGGCTAAGGCTATTAAAAGAGCAATCTTCACTCTTTTAACCCACCATGGGTTTATATCATTAAACAGACTCATCGGTATCATTTTGTATTTGGTTTTTTAAGTGTCGCTGACGTATTTGGTAGGCTCTTTCGTTATTACTGATATGCGCTTCTCTCCATTTCTCAAAAGACCTGGCTATTGTAGTCATTAAAAATACAATAGCTAAGACGCTTACTACTGACTGATACGGTTCCGATAACTGGAATATCTGTTCTTTCGGAATTCCTAGAAACGTAGCCCATTTACCGAAAACGGACATTAGCGTAATTGGCCAGCCAAGGCACTGTATGATTATCCAAGTTATCTTAGCCGATGCCATTTTATCAGTTTTTTGATTTGTGGGTATAAGGTGATTATACATATCAATAGTATTTCTACCAAAAATAGTCCAAATATTACAGAAATCCTATTAGCAGAAGCATAGTCACGGATAGCGAAAAATTGCCAAACCCATCTCACTAAAAAGAAGCCACCTATTAATACCCATACAGCCTTATACGCTTTTGCTGGATATACAATGCAAAGGGACAAGAGAATGTCTTTTCCCTTGTCCCAAGCATAGTAGTATTTATTCCATAATCCGTTAGGATCATAACCATAATCAGCCGAACAGTACCCTAATAGCAGCCCAATTAGAATAAACGATATAGTTAGTGGGTGCAGGTACTTTCTCATTATTCTGGTTTTATAGGCGGTACTGGTGGCGTATCTCCGCTATCCTGTACCTGTTGTACTGGCGCAGGCGTTGTAGTTGGAGTCGCTGATACCGGAGTAGTCGGTGCAGGCGCTCCTAACCCAAACTTAACAGCAAGATAAGATCCAGCGACACCGGCTGCAGTGTGCAATAGCAAGTTCCAATCTATAGCCGTAGCGGTAATAGCCGCTGCCGCAAAAGAGATAATCCCTGATCCTATAGCCAGAACAAGGCCACTGATCAAATCTGTTACGCTAACGTGTCCCAGAAAGGATGTTGAACTTAAAGACGGGAATACCAGGTTCTTTCCTAAGTAAACCAATAAGTTTCCAATCAGGGTAATAGCCAGAACTGTCCAGGCAGTCTTCGTTGCCGGGAATCCGTTCTGCTGGAAGAAACTTACAGCCACGGCTCCCAGAGCTGTAGCCAGTGCGGTAATTGATAACTTTGTTGTTGTCGTTGCCATGATTTTACAAATTTAGTGTTGATTTAAACGTTTTGTTAGGGTGTTTTAACTGTAAAAATTTCGGTGTTTTTCTATTTGGTAAATCAGTTTGTTTTTACTATTAAGCCTAATGAATTAATCTGTAACGATACCCATGTTTGTCCGTTGTCGGTAGTTATACATACCCATTGATTATTCCCCTTAATTGGGTCGGTAGTTGATTGGGAATTGTACAAAGACATACCTACTGCTATTACGGGTAAATCTCTGTAATAAGGCCTGCCTGAATTTCTGTTATTATACGCATCGGTAGCACTTGCGTATAACCCTGCCGTACCCATGTAAAAGTATTTGGCATTTGCGTTGGGTGTAATGTTTGTTGATGTTTGAGTCGGTAATGTTACCGAAGGTGTACAGTATGACAATGATACTGCCATTAAAATTAAAATGTATTTCATTGGTTTTATTTTTAACATGATGATGAGAATGATAATAAGTTACCGCCTGAATCAATTTGACAACCATATTTTACTCCGCCTATACTTATACTGTAATAAGTTCCTGCACCTGCCCCTACAAATGGAATTGATAAAGCGGGATCTGTATAGAATTTAGTAATCGTTGGTGTAGGTGTTGTGCTCATTGTGTTTATGCTTGCATACATTGAAGTACCCCCACTTGCTGCCGCCCTTGCTGCCGTACAGCTACCGTATGTTGTAGGATAGTTATTAAATATAAAGGCGTAACTAACGGGGCAAGAACCGCTTTGTGCTATGTAGTATCCCGAATACGCATTTTGCCTAAGATAGTACCAGTTTCCCCCATTATAAACATAAGTTTTATCAGTCCAACAACAATTAATAACCGTTCCTATACTTAAAGATGTGTTATAACTTAAATTATCTGTTCTTCCTGAAAGGTAATTATCACAAGCTAGTGCAGACGAATACCACCCTGAAGGGTTGCTATGGTTTAATGCACTATCGTAAACCGTTATTGTATTGGGTAAGTAGGGGGTTAAGTCGGATTGCCAAATAAGTTGTTTATTACCCCTAGATGCAAAACCCGCATTTCCAACCGTATCTATGTAAATATAATATGCAATACTATCCCTTTCTATTAGTCTATACAATCCGTTTGTAGGCAGTGCATTTTTAATTTGGAATACATAGTTTGTGGTTGCATCGGTTATAGCCCCCCATGAAACGCATTGCCCTGAAGTAAGCGAACCCCATGTTTGTTGAGAAAAACAAGAGTTAATAGAAATAAGTAATATCAATAATGTTTTAACTAATCTCATTTCAATTTAGATTTAAGTTTAATTAATTCTTTTTTTAATTCAATAACTTCTTTTTGTAGGTCGTATATTTCCTTTGTATGTAATTCTGTATAGTTTACTGATTTCATACCATTACCATCCGTATTAACTAAGAAAGGATATACTTTTTCTACTTCTTGTGCTATATACCAAAAATGTTTTTGTTTGGTTGAATCTGATTTCCAACTACCTACTACAAAATCAAACCCGTTATCAGTTTTATATCTATTTGTAATGTTCTTTAATCTAATATCTGAACTATTATAAAACGAACTTGCTGTAACAGAAGAAGCAAAAGTAGCCTGTTGTGAACTGTTAAATGATAAAGCAGTTATACCACCACTTACTAACGAGAGGTTTACCCCAGTTTGTGCAAGCAGTTGCATTATTGTTGAACTAGCATATAAGTACCCATTCCCGGCAAGTGTTACAAATTGGTCTGTAGAACCATTTACATTTAACACGCCTCTTGTAGCAGAGGGAGCAACAGCGAAATTATTTCCGCCTGCGCTAATACCATTACCTGCTGTAGTGTTCAATAAGCCACTAAACGCACCTGCACCCGCATATAACGCACCTGTACCTGTGCCTGAAGTAGAGCCAAGAGTAAATGAACTATTTGTACCGTCAAATATCCCAAATAAGGTATTCTTACCATTATAGATATTTAATGACCTGAATTGAGTGCTTCCATTATTATAACCATTATAATTTATGTTTAAGGTTGCAGATGCGTTTGAATTATAATAGCTGTTTATTTGGTCACTATTTGTATAGATATATTTAGAAGAATTGAAAAAGATATTTCCATTAACATATAAATCACCTGTCATTGGTGTACCTGAACCCGCAGATATTGGGAAATAAGTACTACTTGCTGAACCCGTTGTCAAATAAGTATTCACATCAAGCGCAAAAGTTCCCGCTGCCGTCATTTTAACGAATGAAGTACTGGCATAGGATAGCCCCGCTAAACTTGTTAGGTTGGTAGCCAATGGCTGCGCTCCTACGGTATTATAACTAATGGTTAAAGCAGATGAACCATTATACGTTGAACCACTGGCTGCACCCGAACCACTATTATTAATAGTTAAAGAATTTGGATTATTTGCAGTAATGGTTATTGCTCCGCCTAAAGAAACGGCAGTACTATTTATTGTTATTGAACTGTTGGCAAGGTTAGCATTTGTTATCCCGGCACTACCTGAAAGGTTACTATTTACTAAACCAGTAATACCTGACCCTGAACCACTAAACGAACTTGCTGTAACAGAAGAAGCAAAAGTAGCCTGTTGTGAACTGTTAAATGATAAAGCAGTTATACCACCACTTGCTAACGAGAGGTTTACCCCAGTTTGTGCAAGCAGTTGCATTATTGTTGAACTAGCATATAAGTACCCATTCCCGGCAAGTGTTACAAATTGGTCTGTAGAACCATTTACATTTAACACGCCTCTTGTAGCAGAGGGAGCAACAGCGAAATTATTTCCGCCTGCGCTAATACCATTACCTGCTGTAGTGTTCAATAAGCCACTAAACGCACCTGCACCCGCATATAACGCACCTGTACCTGTGCCTGAAGTAGAGCCAAGAGTAAATGAACTATTTGTACCGTCAAATATCCCAAATAAGGTATTCTTACCATTATAGATATTTAATGACCTGAATTGAGTGCTTCCATTATTATAACCATTATAATTTATGTTTAAGGTTGCAGATGCGTTTGAATTATAATAGCTGTTTATTTGGTCACTATTTGTATAGATATATTTAGAAGAATTGAAAAAGATATTTCCATTAACATATAAATCACCTGTCATTGGTGTACCTGAACCCGCAGATATTGGGAAATAAGTACTACTTGCTGAACCCGTTGTCAAATAAGTATTCACATCAAGCGCAAAAGTTCCCGCTGCCGTCATTTTAACGAATGAAGTACTGGCATAGGATAGCCCCGCTAAACTTGTTAGGTTGGTAGCCAATGGCTGCGCTCCTACGGTATTATAACTAATGGTTAAAGCAGATGAACCATTATACGTTGAACCACTGGCTGCACCCGAACCACTATTATTAATAGTTAAAGAATTTGGATTATTTGCAGTAATGGTTATTGCTCCGCCTAAAGAAACGGCAGTACTATTTATTGTTATTGAACTGTTGGCAAGGTTAGCATTTGTTATCCCGGCACTACCTGAAAGGTTACTATTTACTAAACCAGTAATACCTGACCCTGAACCACTAAACGAACTTGCTGTAACAGCCCCTGTTGCAGAAAGTGTATAAATCTTAGTCCATGAACCGTTATAATTCCAAATATCCTCTCCATAAGAAGCATTTAATTGGTGCAACATTTGATAACTGTTACCAGAATTTGCAATACTGAAATAAGGGCCTGCTGCAACTGAATTTGATGCTGTGCCTAACGCATTCATTAATGTGCCAGTAATTTGGCCAGCATAAAAAGAGCCAACACCAGTTCCAACCGTACTTCCTAATGTAAGGGAACCCTGTGGCATAGTTGCATTCAAAGAACTATTGAAAACAAAAACATCAGAATAGGTTGACCCTGTTTGAGTAGTACTAATTTGTAAATGCCAATCGCCATAAGAAACCAGATCATTCATCATTCGCCAACTTCTTGAAGAAGTATTAGGTGCATAGTCAAAATAAAAAGCTGCTAAGTTTCCGCTACTATTTGAAGGAATGTGAAATGCTGCTGCTGCGGTTATTACCTGTGAACTATTTATTGTTAATGCAGTAGTATTACCGTTTGTACCTATGTACATTATCCCCCCATAAGCGGAAATTTCTCCTTGCAAAGAGGCTCCTGTTGTAAAGTTTAATGAAGGTATTGCGGAACTCCCTGCGTTTACAGTCAATGCTATTGATGTACTACCGCCAACGCCACTACCAAAAAGACCAGTACTTGATGATGTTATTGCACCCGCATATAACGCACCTGTACCTGTGCCTGAAGTAGAGCCAAGAGTAAATCCTGTACTATTTAATATTGCAGCATTTGTATTGTTGTATAATAAATAGACGGTTTTTGTTGCGCCTGAAAGCTGAATGCCCGCATCAATAGTGCTGCCCCCGCTTGTAGCATTTGAATACAAATTCGGATTATTGCTAAATACTAAATTACCTGTAATTGGTACAGAAGAAGTTGAACCTGCAAGAGGTACATAAGTACTTGCCCCTGTTGTTCTTACAAATGTTTTAGTAGCCACCCCGTAATATGCTGCGGTATCTGTTTGTGCAATTATTTTAGTGGTATCTACTGTCCATGTTTGTGTTAATGCACCATTATAAGCAGTTCCAGTAAGACCATAACCAGTATTTAAATAATTAGCAGAAGCGGTACTTATTGATATATTAGCAGAGCCATCAAAAGCTACACCGTTAATAGTTCTAGGTGTTTGTAATGTAGATGCGGTTGTAGCATTTCCCGTTAATGCCCCCACAAAAGTTGAAGTAGTTAAAGAACCTGAAGATGGGTTAAATGTTATTTTAGAAGATGAAGTATTTAAACTTTGAAAACCACCCCCACTATTTGTAACCCATAAAGGGTAATAAGTTGCGTTGGTTGAATTATTATCTGTTATTGCAGTTGTGTTTGAAGAAGAAGAATTACCGCTTAATGTGCCTATAAATAAATTAGCATACACGTTACCGCTTACATCTCTAGCCATTAATGTTGAACCTACGTTATTAGGAGTTGCATTTGTGGATATTGTTGCTGCCGTACTACCGTTATATGATGTACTACTGTACTGTAAATAAGTATCGAATGTTAATGTAGCCAAGTTGCTACCCAATGATATACCGCTTATTGTTGAGTTGGCTAAATCACTATTGGTTATTTTGGTTGTAGTTCGCCTATAAGGTGATAGCATTGTACTTGTATCGTAATACTTTACCCCTGCTTGTTTTTGTAAATAAGGTGATAGCATAAAGGCAGTATCGCTATACTTTATTCTTGTTGATAGCATACTAGCCGTATCTGAATATTTAACTATATTACCTGCATATACATTTGTAGCGGTCATATTACCACTTACTACTACTGATGACGGGGTAATATTTCCTAATGTTATTGTTAAATTTGGCGTTGTAGTTGGATTTGATACAGTACCCGAAACACCGTTAGCAGTAGTCATTGAAAAGGAAGAAACCCCTGATACTGCCGCTTGAATATTTTTTTGTAAACTATCTCTTACTGAAACTAAATCGCCCCCAGTTACAAGCTGTCCGACTGCCCGACCCGTATCAGCAACTAATGTTAAGTTACCTGTTAATGCACCTGCACCCCTTAAAGGATAGTTCGTATTAACATACAGTGATTTTCTAACGTAATAGGAATATGCTGTAGCGGTATCGGATATTTTTAAACGATTAGATAAAGCGTAGGCGGTATCCGATATTTTTAAACGATTAGATAACATGCCAGATGTATCATAATACTTTACCCCTGCCTGAAACTGTAGGTAAGGAGAAAGCATGGCTGCCGTATCTGAAATTTTTAAATAAGGATTACCCTGAGATGTTATTAAATTCCATTTATTGGGAGTTAGAGTACGATAGTATAGCAACCCACCAGATACTTGTATAATAGCACCTGAATAATACGCCAGGTAACTAAAATTAGCAGTTGTTGTATCTGGGAATACTCTCCGACTTACAATTAACCCGGTATCTGCTATAAGTCCCCCTTTGGCATTATTTAAAGTAGTAGGAGCCCCCATAGGGCTGGTGTTGGGAAACTGAGAGTACCCCGCTATTGATCCTAAGACCAATAATAGGGCTATAAATATTTTTTTCATATTCATTATTTAGTATACGGTATAACTAAAGTATCCCCCGTCTGGAAAGTATTGCCTCCAAGAAGGGTAATAGTACCTGTGGTGTAATCAACACTAAACTGATCACTAGGTCCAAGAGATACTATAGGTACATTGTTATATATAATGTAGTTCACATTAGAGGCTCCTTTCAATATTGGGGTAGTACCATTTAATGGTATCCAAGAGGTCGTTCCCGCAGTAGGTCCACCACCGGTTCCCACCACAGCAGCTATTTGGTAACTTCCGGTTACTGGGTTTGAAGAGAAAGGGTTTGTAATTACCTGGCCGGTAGCATTAGTGATGATCTGGGACGCTGCCGGGATATATCTTCCACAAAGTCCATATAAATAAATAGCTACTTCTCCTAGTGACGCTGCACCAGAAAAAGGTGTTTCAGCCCAGTTTACCACATCGGAAAAGAAATTAAGCAGGAAGTTTAGTTGCCTATCTGATTTATTCGCTCCTGCATAAAACATGTCGGATGTCTTAACATCATTCGCAGACAGGTATGAACTCACGTTAGCAAGCTGTACCCATAGTTGTATCGTGCTGGTGTTTATCATCCGAAAAACGTTGATTTATTTTGAATCATCAGGTATATGTCATCCAAGAATCCCTGAGCAGAGTACTGATCAGAATAATTCCCTGCGTTAGTAGCGTTTTTGAGATCCGTCCAGGCTCTTTCTAGGTTCTGGTAATACTCTACCTGGTTCTTGATTGACGGGTTAGCGGTAATATCCTGAGCTATCCCGTATAAGAATAAATATGAATAATTAGTCAAAACAGCAACCCCGGTAGCTACATAGGTACTACCTGATTGTGGATTGGTAGACACAAGAGTTAGCACTATTTTTAACGACAAGTCTTTTAGCGTTGTGAAGCTATATGAATTGCCGGCAGAAAATGGGAAAGGCACCGAACCCAACTCATTCCCGTAAATATCCTGTATGCTCAGTGATCTGCTTGAAAAGGTTCCTTGACCCTCATTCGCATAGCTACTAGAATCTGTCACAGTTACAGGACTGCCTGCAGATGCCTGAGAAATCGTGAATTGGGCTGTAAATGACATTTTTTAAAAGTTTACCAAAACTAATCATTTTCCTCAAACCCCCCTTATTTGTCAGCCGGTACGTCATGGTGTGTTATTTCCTTGTACGCCTGCCTAATCTTAGGGTCTTCAAAAAACTCTGGTTTTGTGTGTGCTAAATTGATAAATGAATTTATTTTATTGATATACTCCTTGTATTCTTTTTTATCGGTATCCTTCATCTGAGACCAAACCTCTAATTGCTGCTGGGAACCCAGATCCCTGAATAACCGGTGATACGGGTTCAGTTTGGCATCCCTGATATATTGCTGTGACCCACGATAGGTTAACCTGGCCTTCTGTTTTAGATCCTTGGGTATCTCGTTCCAGGATTTGCCTTCATATAATTCGTTCCGGATATCTCTTCTGGCCACTATACGTTCAGCATCCTGTTTTGTCTTAACCTCATCCTGAAAAGACTTAGCCGAAGCGGCTGCAATAGCGTTCTGCAAGTCTGTACGCTGAAACTCCTTAGTAGCTGGCATAATACCAAACATCTGTTCTATTTGCTGCCTTAATGTGCTCTTTTCGGAAGACTGTTGTTTAAATGAAAACGGTTCAAATGACTCAGCCTCATACTTCAATATGTCAATACCCTTCTGAAGTATATTGTCATTTTTGTTATATATCTCAGTACCGTAAAAATCTTTGTCGTTAAATATATTAGCTACCTCGTTGAATGTAGGACTCAGCTTATTCACCAAAGTCTGTACTGGGTGATTTTTATATGAGAAAAAATCTTTCATATAGGAAGGAAGCGACACCCTGTGATCAGTACCGTCTGCGTTCTTAGAACCGTCTTTAGGGAAGAAATAATCTTTCCAATCTGTAGGACCTTTACCAGTCATTGCATATTGGTACATGGCCCCAAAAGCACCTACGGTTACAGGTAAAGCCAATAACCAGGCAGTGTTAGGAGATAACCCTTGTCCCTTTGCTAAACGCTTAGCACTTTCAGGAGCCTCGCCTACTCCTTTGCCAAAGGCTCGTATAGTACCTCCGGTCCAACCAAAAGAACGGATAGACATAAAGGCTAAATCTTTCATTGTTTTATCCCAGAAGATATTATCGTAAACCATTTGCCCAAGCCTATCGTCCATACTATCCCATATTTTTTGTCTCAGTTTGGTTATTTGATCAGGAGTCAAGTCTTTTCTTAGTGCCAACTCGGTTTCCATTGTTTTTATAAAACCACCAACTTTCAACCTAGGTACATACCATTCCATTAATGGTTTAGCAAGTAACTCTGGAAGAGTCAAAACTGCGTTTCCTACAATTTTTGGTAATTGGCTAAAATCCTTATCTGCACTCAATTTACCTATAGCCTTTCTCATATTATAGTATGAGTCAAGGGTATATATTTTGCTAAGTCCAGTGCGACCATTTGCATCAATCAAACCCTGCACTTCATAGTTAATTAATCCAGTTCTAAATCTTTTTATAGTTTTATCTCCTTTTATTAAAGTATCTGCTATGTTGGGCAAAACTGTAAAAGAAGACGCTAATTGTAATAATCCGTCTATCTTGCCAGCAGACAATAAACTAAGAGCATTACCTACACCTGTTACAGTGGTGTCTACCGTTGTTGTTGTAAAGTGAAATGCTCCCAATCCAAGCTGAAATAAATTTTTAACATTATTCCATGCTCTTATACCCTGGTATAGATTTTTTGCGATTGGTCCTTTACCAGAAAACCCCCTACTTAGGTAATTATTTACAACATTTGCTACCGATTCTGGCATATAATATCCACCAGAACTCATAGCAGCGTCACCCTCTTCTGATGTAAATAATGTCATCCTTTTAAACAACGGATCTTCTACCAACTTCCAGTTTTCAGGCTGCTCACCGGTCCTATAGTATTTAAGAAGTCCTTTAGACTTCATTTCACCAAAAACGTCATGTGCTGCCTGAAACTTCCAAGCATTAGATTCTGCCAATCTAACCATCTCTTCCGGATTATCTGTAGCCAACTTAAAACCAGCCTCTAATCCTTCTAAAATATCAGCAAAAAATCTTTGTTTTAAAAATGATTTATTACCCTCAAACGGAGATTTAGCATGAATAGAGGCAAAGTGGTTAGCTACCTTATCTGGTTTTTCCCAAAAGTGAGGAAAATAGTCTTCTGTATAAGGAAGGTTTTTTATTTTACTTAACACATCAAAAACATCATCCATGCGCTTTCTGTACATTTTAGCCAATTCCTTAAACTGAGAGGGAACGTTGCCATATTTTTCTTCATTTTCAATAGAAAGGATAAATAAAAGTTTTTGTATTTTAGGCACTTTGTTCCAATCATTCATCAATTTCCTATGTGCAAAGTCGGCTATTTCATTTTGCCTATTTTCTTCTCCTTTACGTTTTCTAATTAAAGACATAGTATCCCTAGCTAATTCTTTGCCTTCAAAAGTAGCTGCATGGAAAGCTCGTATACCGGATTTTATTATATCCTTCAATTTTTCTACCGCTCCTAATTTTTTAAATTCTTGCCATAGATTTTTGTTCTTTTTTGAAGTCTCTAAAGCAGCCTTCAACCTTTCTCTGGTAATATCAATTTTTTGATCACTGGTTAATCCTGCCTCAGCCAGTGACGTATGTAGTGCAGAAATAATGTCTTTGTCCTGTAGTGGCTCTTTGTGGTTATCTCTGATATAATCAACAGCGTCTTTAATAGCATCTGAGATAGCCTTACCCGCTTCAACTCCTTTAGCAATTAACTCTAGCGCTCCATCATAAATAGCCACAGGTATACCCAAAGCAGCATCGTATAATTTATCTGGATTAGATTTTAAAGAACGTATTTTATCAGCTAACGACTTAGCCTGGTCTTTATCTACCGGCTTAGAAAAATCCATCCTTTCTTCTTTCGGAAACAATTTTAAGGCTATATCTGATATCTTATCACCAAATACTTTTCTGGCTGTTTCTGCTTCATCTTTATCCCCGTGTAGCTGATCAGCGGCCTCTCTCATTGCCTGCTCCGGGTTTTCTTTAAACACATCCTTGTAAAATCCTCCCACTTCATCCGCATGCTTAACCGCTTCAGCTATCAACTTTGGTCTATCCTCAGCTTTATTCATTTTAGCCTTATCCGTAACCTCATCCTTAAAATTGTGCACTTCCCCTTCCGCTAAGTGCTGTTTAAACGCATCTTCTCCTTTGAAGGTTTTTACAGTACCATCAGCAAGTGTAAGAAAGAAATCACAGTCTTTATAATTAGGCATCTGGGTATAGTTTTATTCCGAACTCTTTTAATTTTTCAATTTGTTCAACAGAAGAGTATAGTGGCTTACTATCTACATCAATACAATCACCCTTAACCGTTTCTGCTATTTTTTCAGCCATTTTAATAGCTTCTTCAAGCGTATCACCCGTGCCTACAATGCTACCTATCTGGCTCATCTCTAATACTGGCACATAGTAGTATGTATCATCGGTGATCATAAGGTTTTTTATCTTGATATAATCCTTATACTTTTCATCAAAATAAATAGCCTGTGGTGATTGCTCGGCCCAGGCAGAACGTATGATCAACTGTACACCAAACTTATGCTTGTATTTTATTTCAGGAACTATTCCATGAGCAATGTCCCAAATATTCTCAGAAAAGCTAGTATACAACTCCATCATTAAATCACCGGGAGGGCTAGCTTTACGGCAAGTGATATCAATAAAGAAAGCCTTCCCGTCTTTTTGATACCTTACCTCATTAGAATAAAAGCATTTATACCCGGCACCCATAAACACAGGAGCAAACTTTTTGTTGATTTTTTTCAAGCAGTCGGGTAACTTATTGTACTCAACAATCCCTCCACAGTACCCACAATCTTTAATTTCTATCCCGGTAAGGGCTACATCCGGATACTGGCCATCAATACAAAATCCATCATAACCAATCTCTACTGCCTCCGTGATGGGATCTTCCACAATAAAAATAGCATGTTCAGCATAAGCTCCTAACTCCTTATCGAGTTCTTTTAAACGACTAAGGGATAGCTTCTCGTCTATATAATGAAACGACTCCATGTTACCACGGAGCATATTAACCTTTATGTATTTATCAGACTTGCCTTTCAGGTGTTTGCGTAAGGCTGTCATGCCTTCAATGATCTCATATTTGTTTACATCAAGGCTTAGCTTTTTAAGCAATTCTTTGAATTCATCCCGGTAAATCTCTAAATCCTCTCCTGTACGAGCTCCGAAAACAGGCTTCCCGTGTGCCACAGCCCACTCTTGAAAAGTCCCCTGAAACATATCTGGGCAAACAATTATATCAATCTCATCCCAAACGGACCAGAATTCATCTATCCTTTCAATTTCCTCAACCCCCATACCTATGCAATATTTATTCCAGGTAGGGTAAGCGGTCTGCCACATGGAGCAGTAGTACACTTTCTTGAAGTCTCTTGCAAGCCTCATAGCTATAGCAACATCATTGCCATAGTCCAATACTAACGCTGTTTTATCGGCTACTTTTGACTTCATAATAAAATATTTATCAACCTGGTTAAACCATGGATGGCTTTTCTAATCACTTTCACATCAACGGTACAATCATCTACATGCCACCCTGTATCTTTTGAACCCGGTTGTATTGGTATAATAAAAGAAATAACACTGTTACCCTTATCCTTCCACTGCCAGGCTTCGTCTTCGTCATCTGGGTTGCCATCAAAAACTTTTGTCTTTAGCTTAAACCCCTCCCATTCCAAATGCTCACGGATATCCTTTACCATTTTCTTATCAATACCCCAGATGTTTTCTAAAGCAAAATCAACCCCTTTGTATTGATCACCACAAGCAACATCAACTACTATGCAAATATCATCCGGATTAAGTATAGGAAAATCGTTACTCATTCCCCACTCTTCCTGTGTGCTGTAAAAAACCTTTATCCTCCCTTCCTTTTCCAGTTCGGACACATTAACCTCAGATATAAGTACACTATTGGTCACCAAAACCCCTATAAAGTTATCAAGAAGCCCTTTATATACTCCATTTTTATAGGATAGTTTATAGTTAGGCATTACGGTATCCCTGTGAGCCGATAGTAATATGGTATGTTTTTTTGTCATTTACCTAGTCCTGATAACGATTTAATGAATTTACTTCCTCTTGGAGTCCCTTTAGTTGGACACTTGATCTTTAACACTCCTTCGTCTTTCATCTGTTTAATAACTTCTTCAGGCTTTCTGCCATAGCGTTCCTGTATCTTGTCATCGTGGATACCTGCATTTTCTTTCTGTTCTGCCTTAGCAGCTTCTTTAGGGTCAATCTTTTTTCCATCTTTATAAGCGCTTCCGTTATCAAAATCTTTTTCTTTCAGGTATTCAGCCTTAGCCTTCTCATTCCACTCCCCATTATTCTTATCAAGAACATCCATTAGCTTTAAAACTTTGCTATGGGTTATTACCGCTGTTTTATCATTGAGTCCCTTAATTTCTTCCTTGGCACCCTGTACCCTAGATAAAAATTCATTAAAACTTTCTCCACCGGCAGGTTTTTCGTCCGGATGGTTAACATAGTACTTCTCATCAAAAGAAGACGAAGGTGATCCTTCTTGGCCCGTCTTCCATTCGTTCAACTTCTCGTTCACGATAGCCTTACCACCAGTTTCTTTCACAACGGCTTCTCCTGTTTCTACAGACCGGTCAAGTCCCGAAGTAACCACATTCTCTATGCCTTGGGCTTTAAATTGCTTACCCAATTCTTTTGCCTGCTGTTTACCCTTCTCGTTCAAAGGTTCATTTTCTGCACCGATAATACCTCTACGGTTAGCTTCTGTTTCTCCGTGACGGGCTATTACAGGAGAAGTTGCCGACTTTTCTTCTACCCCTTCTGGTGCTGGTTTCGCTTCCGGCTTAGGCTTGTCAAAATAGCCTTCAGCCTCCATCTTTTTGTATAAGGGGTCTGATATTTTATCCAGGTGCTTCTCTGCCGCTGTTTGTTTATCTGCAATATCCCGTAATTGATCATCAATGTATTTTATTTTGTTTTTATAGGATTCGTGAAAGGCTTCATCTGAACCAGCCATTTCTTTCTCTAATTCCTGCTTCTTTTTTACCAGGTCAAAAGTCGCTATCCGTTGCTCACGACTAAAATCTGCCGGGTACTTCATTTGTAAGGCTTCCCCTACCTCTGACTTTAATTTGTGCAGGGCTATTTCGTTATAAGATTTATCTGTCTTAGCCAGTACCAAAGCGTCATCAATAGATCGTAATGTAGCCAGTGGATGTGCTTCTGCAGCCTGTATTACCATAGCCCTTGCAGCATCTTTACTCCCGAAATTTGCTATTGAGTTAGTCACAGATGCCATAACCCCAAACATAAGTCCCTGTTTAAGCAAGTTTTCTGGGTCTAGCTGATCAGTATTAAAATTAGTTCCCTTAGTAGCATTTAGGTATGAGTTCATAGCGTAGTCGGCTAATCCATTAGCTGTTACTGCTGCTAGTCCATGGCCTCCACCTTCTACAAACTTTTTAAAGAAATCTACCAGCATGCTTTTATCTACCGTACCCTTCGCTACCAGATCAGATATTTCTTTATTGATTAAACCTCTATCTAGCATCTGTCCTTTAGGTACCAAAGACTGACTAAGAAGTAATGCTGTCCCACCTAAAACCCCTTTTAACCTAGCTTCGTTTTCTGTTAGCCCCTGTCCTCTAGCTTCTCGGTAATAATCGTTATATCCTGAAGTAAAGAACGGAGCACCCTCCCTCATTAAAAAAGATGGTAAGCCTGTAGCACCTTCACCACCCGTTGCAGCGGTTACTGCTATGTATGGTACCATTGAGCCTACAAATTCGGCTGTATTATCGGTAAAATTGGCAATAGAATTCCACACAGAACCTTTGGTATCTCTTACCGGGGTACGTAAATCCCACTGGCCAGCTTTCTCTCTGGTTACCTCGTTTCCTATAGCTTCTTCAGTAAACCCTAACCCCCTCATAGCCCCTGCACGAAGATTCTCAACTGAGTTTTGAATACCCCGTACAAAAGTTTTTACTGCTGAAAATTTATCGCTTTTGTCATTTAGCTTATCCTGCTCTTTTTCTGCTTTCTTAACGCCAGGGAAATAATCCGGAAGCCTTTTCTGTAATTCGTATCCCTTAGCCTGCGTAGATAATAAATTCAAGGCCGCCTGACCCTCTTCTGTACCAAGTAATTCTACGTCTTTTATGTGTTTTTTATACCTGTCCTGGTATTCGTTAGCCTGAATCTTAAAAGCATTTGATAGCGGAGAGTCTTTCATAGCCTCTACCGTTTTTGTAGTAAGTAGTACTTTAAGCCGGTTGTATTCTTTTTGATCAGGAGGTGTCACACTTTTAGGATCACGCATCATTTGTGCCTCTAGTTCATGCAACCGGTCAAACTCTTTGGGCATCGTCTTATATAAATCAGCCTCTCCTGCCAGACGTATCTTAGCAGAAAGGTTATCCATATTCTGATTAAATTTATCAGTATAGTCAACAAAATCATTTTGCTTTTGTATAGCATCCATGATAGACCACTCTGTATAATGTGGGGCTACACTTGATAACGGCTGGTCCATCTTAAAAGATTTTTCCAGTGCCTTCTGAGCCGCCTGCATACTACCTTCTTCAGTTAAATCTTGTCCGGTAAGGTATTCTGTCTGTTTTTTGAATTCAGACCATAATTCAGGGTTATTAGCCATCAATTTTGTTACCCTGTAATTACCTGCCGACTCCATCTTTTTAAGCAGCCCTGTTGCTCGTATTGCCCCTTCGCTGTAATCTTTGCTGTTAGCATCTTTGTCCCAGAACTTTTTTATATCATCGGTAGGCACCTTAACTTTTAATCCGGTAACCGGATCTGTTTGTTCGGTAAAGCCTTCGTCTTTGAATTTAGTGCTATAAACAGTGATATCACCCTTCCCCTCTACTACAGAAGGTTTATTGTACCCCTGCCATGATAAATCACCCGTATCCGGGTCTTTTCGTAGTTGGATATAATTACCGGTCCAAGCCGGGTTTTTTACCCCTATTTTATCAAGGTAATCGCTTTTGTATCCCTTTGGTATTGGGATAATAACCCCTTCCTTTCTTTTATCCGCAGGTATATCGTATTTGCCAAAGAAGTCACGGTTAAACTCTTCTTTCTGTTTTTTTAGTTCTTTTTGTGCAGCATCATCAGGAGCCTGTATATCCGGTTGGGTATTGATAGAATTGACTACATCTGCCTTCTGGGCTATCATTCGGTTAGATAGCTGTTCGTCTGATTTTTTTACCCCTTGGTAGTTCTTTTTTTGATCAATAAGGTAATCGGCCATGGAGTTGCTAAGAAGTTCCCCATCATTTTTAGGCTTGCCGGCTTTGATCATTTCCTGTAACTCCATCTCATTTGGAGCAATAGTCCAAACGTCATTAACGTAATCAGCTTTGGGGCTAAATGGGATGCCTCCCTGTGATGGTGGTGGTAACGTTTCTGGTGTTTGGGTATCTGCCATAGATGTGAAAATCTTAGATAAAAATAAGACTATTCTTCTTCATCTTGTGACAGAGCTTGTAAGTTGCTGATATAATTGGGATTCTGCCGTGACATTTGAGCAGCCTTCTTGCTATTTACTATGTTGGAAATAATAGAATGGAACTGAGATCCGTCATTAGTAGCCGGGTTAGCAAATATGGGGTTAACTACAATCTTCTGACCGGTTCCAAATTGATCTGCCTGGTATTTTTTGCTTATAAATACAGGGATGCCATAACGGTTAACATCATCAATTTTAATGTTTTGACCGTATGTTTCATTGATTTTGTCAATAATATGCTGGACTCCTTTATTGCGATCATCCCCTACCGGCTCGGTAATAAGTTCTTCCCTTTCCGCAGAGCCAAGGTTGGGAAGCAGTTTTTCTACAATACTCCTTCTGGCATCTTTGCTAACCAAATTGAATCGGTTCAACTGTATAGCTTCAACGTTTTTAGGATTATTCCCGGCAATAGCCTGTATGCCAGAATTCAATATTTCTGAACCAGATAAAGACATGGTTTTACCATCCTTCATTTTGATAGAAAATGTCTGAGTAGGATTCTTTGCAGCATTATAAAGAATATCTGTATTTACCTGATCAGGTTCTTCTCCTTTCCTTTTAAGAGCATTGCTCAGGTATATATTGCTAACCCGTCCTTTCTGCAACTTATCAGCCATCATTATCTTAAACGCCTCATCTTTCTGGCGTTTATATTCAGGGTCTTCACGATAATTTTTGCTGCCTAAATCTTTAGACTCGGTTTTCAATATATTTCTAGCCGTTTCATACCCTATATAATCGTTTGTCAGCTTTGGTTTTACTTTATCATCCGCTGTTGCATCAATAATTTTTTGGGCTTTTTCGATAGTGTTTTGAACCACCTCTGGTCTGTCTTTCATATCGGCAGTGTAGTTCAACTGGGCGCCTGCACGAATATCATAAACTCCACGCAAATACTTAGACGTTTCAGATGCTACCTGAGCTGGCGAGTTGGGGTATTTTGTCATTATTCTGTCTTGCCTGGCTATAACTTGTCCGTTAGCATTTTTAACTTCTTCGGTATGGCTATATTCTTTTGGTGCACCAATTACATTTTTTTCGTAATCTGCCTTAGAGTAAAGATCCGGTGGCAGCGTCCAAGGAATAGGAGTATCTAACCCCTTTTTAGAAATATCAGCATAGTAAGTGTTGTCGTACTCGTTGAATATTGGGTTTAGCTCTTCCTGTGACTTAAACCCAACACCTTTGGCCTTAAAAATGTCATTTACAATATCATTTTTCCTTTTAACGGCAGCTTTGCTTCCTTCGGCTATAGTAATAGCTTCCATGTAAGCATCGTTCTTTTTTTGAGTCCACTGAGCCAATAATTTTGGATTCTTTTGTACATCAGGGGATGCTGCTACTAAAGCTGCATTAGTAAATTTATCTGCCGCCTCTTTAAATTTGGGTATTTCAATAGCTCTTATTCCTTTTTGCGCTTCTGCAACTTCAAGAGAACTTTTAGCCACCGCATCCCTGATCATCTTCTGGTTAGTCAGGTCTTCCTGGTGTATAGAGTTGACTGTATTATAAAAATTCTCCCAATGGTTTATATGGGCGTAACCCTCACCTGCCTTAGTGGCTACATTTAACCCTGAAAAATTGCTATTTGATGCCATTGTTTTGTATTAAATCTAGCTTGCAGGATTAGCTACAGATGCTAGGTTAGAACCCATATTACCCATCTTTCCGAGACCACCCAACAACTTACTCAAAAACCCTGTTTTCTGGTTTCCGGTTAACAATCCTCCAAGAATTTCTCCTGTTCCCTGGTTTCCTTCTTCTGCTCCGGCTCCCTGCAGGGCTCTGATAGCGGCTGCGTTTTCTTCGTATCGCTGTCTCTCATTGTAATCCCATACCTTATCTTTCCACTGGGCAGTAATATCGCTACGGGTAGCCAGATTCTTGATATTAGCGACTCTTTGTTCTGCACTAGCGACATTGAGTTTATTGGTAGCATCATTTGTTTGTTGTTGTACAGCCCCAACGGTAGCCAGCGCTGATCTACGATCTCCGGAAGCAGCTATAGCTGTCTGAGCATTTTTAGCTATTTCTTGCTGTGCCTGGTTATATTCTGCAGCCGGTAATCCTTCGTTAGATAGTTGTTCTGCCTTAGCCTGAGCAGCTAGTACCTCAGCGGGTACAGTTTCTACAGGTCTAGGGTTATCAGCCATGAGTTGATCAGCCTTTTTCTTCTTGAAAATGCCGGATATCTTATCATACACACCTATACCGAGTTCTGCGACTGAAACTGGGTCTATCATAAATAATTTTTTACATGGTAAAAGTAACGAAAAATATATGACTCTATAGTACCTTCTGTGACACCCTATAATTCACGAATGGAGAATACATCCAGGTAAAACCATAAGTGTTACACTGTAAGTGCATCTGCAACCACAGCCCCTTGAGGTAATCACCGCTAACTATATCATATATATTATAAACATTACTATAAACAGCGTTTCTCCAAAATCCGGAGTAATAGAAGTTCTCCCTAGCATCAAAGTTCTGGTACACCAAAGCGCTCTGCTGGCCAAGAGAAGTCTTTATATGCCCAACTGTTGGTGATTCCCAGATTGGTACCGTTGGAGGTAATAAGTTCTGTATAGGGGAAGTGTAACCTACTGAACTGAATTCTTTTTTAATATTTGGCTGATCACTACCAAATACCAGGTCAATAGAAGGTTTGTACTGGGTGCCAAAGAAGTTTGCGTTGGTAGATGTGTTATCCTGTACAAATACCCGTCCATTCCAAAACATAAACAGTTTGTTGCCAGCACAGATTATTTGATCACAGTTATAATCATAAAAACTACCAAACTGATTTTCTTCTTCATCCCACGATAAAGTATACGGTGTTTTATCGGATGCCCCCTGAAGCATAAAAATAACTTCCGGGTGTCGGTCTTTGAGATAATTAATTGTCCCTAGCAATTTAGCCTTACCCCCAAACTGGTAGCTGCTATCGGTATTATACGCTGATATATTAGCCCCGGCCCATGTCTGCATGTGGTAAAGATCACTAATAGGAGTAATGCCATCTTGGCTCAACCGGCACAGGTACCCTTTATTTACATAATAAAACCAATCCACATTTCCGGAAGATATAATACCTCCCGGCTGATTGCCTAGTCCAAAATCACCTATGTAATACTGGATATTATTTGGTGTGATAATAGCATCTGTCGTTACCAGGTTATTATTGCCTTGCTGATCTTTAATATACCTAGCATAAATACCTGTCACACCCACTCGTATCTGCTGGTATATCCTCAGTTCCCGCTGGTGCACAATCATACGGACTATTGACCCAAAATCCTTAGAGAACTCATCCTGGTTCTCAGGGAAAAAGTAACTCATCCCATTTATATTTGTGTCGGGTTCGTATGGACGGCTGAATCTAAATAAAACACCGTTAGTTATTTGCTTTGCATTAGGATCATAAACAGATGGTCTACCGTTGCTGTTTATTTTCATGCTATACACATCACTAAAGCTGGTTTCGTAAATAGGTATTGTTACAGATTCTATAACATCAAGAATAAGGTTTGTTGATCCTATTTGTTGGTTTACAAAGTTTGAAGCGTTTGTTATGATTATTTTCAGGTGGTTAAGAGGTGGTATGGTTATGTACGAATCCACTACAATATTATAGCTTGTTCCAGAAACCATAGAAACCCCATTATTGGCTACCACTGAAGTATAAGCACCACTAGAAGCTACTGCCTGTAAAATTACCCCGGTAGACGTTTGCCCATTTGCATCAAGGGAAACGGGTACACTCATCCTTACCCTTACCGTTATTGGTGTGGTTGATGATAAGTTAAGGAAAGGCGAGTTTGCCGAAGTATAATCACCAGGATAAAGCGTATTTGAAGACGTTTGGTTGGCTGTCTGTACAGTATAAAGACTGTTTGTAATAGGAGAAGTACCTCCATTTAACGTCCAGCCGAGGCTTATATACCCAAAACCGTTAGAATAGTGAGCAGAAGTAAGAGAATAGCTTTGCCCGATAGGCACAGTCCGAGTTCTGTTAAAATAATCTCCATTCATTATGCCTATTAGTGCCGGCTGGCTAGATACCCCACCTGATACGACCTGACTTTGTTCAATACCTATGTGATATGCTGTTGCTGTGCCCGCATTACCAATACCATAACACCGGCCAAACTCGAAGTAAGTCTGGTTGTTATCTACAGCGTGTTTTGTATACCCATAAACCTGTATCTGGTAAGACATGAAGTTTTGGGTTCCATCAAACTTGAAGTTTGAAGTGATATCTGCTGTAGGATAGTATATTTTAATGAATGTTCCGGTCTTCACTATCCCGTTAATGATTACGCTATTAACTGTCCCAAGTACTTCATAGTCATAAACTGCCCCCAATGTAGCGGTAGAGGAGTCTGCGTTAAACCTTCCATAAATACGTACTCGATCACCAGGGGTAAATGAATAGCTTACCACGCCTTCACTTGCCTGTATTTGATCATTGTATTGATTGATATTATCAATTTCCAAGTAAGCGTAACGTAACCCCAAAATATTAGCCTGAGCATCTGAGAAAGCTCCGTTTGTTACCCAGAAAAGGTTATTTGCATAGGTAAGGTTTGGTGATCTTACTATCTGATAATACACAGCCCATGATGGAGGTAAGTGACCTATTGACATGGAAGCGTATATCATATTACCATTATTGGCAGGTGTGGTAAAAGAACCTCCCGCTGAAACAATAGCACCGTTTGTCTTACCGTAGGCATCAAAATACATGATACCATAGTTATAGTTAGACTGAGGCTGTAATTGATATGTTGCTGTGTTAAAGTTAGCACCACCTCCTCCTGTCTTAGTACCGCTGGTAAGCAGGGTAATAGCAGATGGGTAACTCATTGTCAATACGTTGCCAACTAAGGAAACCTGAGTCCATCCATTAGCAACTAAGTTAGTAGATACACCAGCAAGTCCCGTAGCGACTACCAACGAATCCGACCCGTTATTATAAGTCATCCCCTTCGCTGTATTTGAGCCGTCTACACAGTTAATAAAGAAAAGTGCCTGAGCATTATTTAGTGTAGTAACAGCACCGGCAGTATTGGTACCTGTACCAAATAAATATATTTTCATTGTGGTACCCTGAGCACCGCTATCAACGCCACTGATAGTAGCAAAGAAAAGTAACCCATTAAAGTCGAACATGTACTGGCCAGACAGGTAATTTGGCGTTACCGATAGTACCGGAGTCACAGGATCATAACCCTCTGTAATATTTCCGTAAGCAATTACGTTACCATTAAGTAACGCCTGGGTACCTGCTTTTTGTGGAACCAATGACTGTAAAAGAACCTGTTCTTCCTCTAAAATTGGTATGTAGTTGCTGTCATTGTAAAACTTAAACCAATAAATATCGTTGTCGGCTAAGGATAAGTTAGCCTTGATAAAACTAGAAATAAGAAAATAGGAACTCACTACCCCGTCTTTTACATATCGGAAAGCCACCTCAATCTGGGTAACATTGCTAGGCCCCGTTGGTATAAATATCGATATGCGAGAATTTAGTGTATAATCGCTTTGGGCTAACTGCAATGATGGCTGGTTAGGCAGCGGGACAATACTCGCAGTGCTCCATACAGACTTATCGTTATCGTCATACCAATACCGGTAAATAAACTGAAAAAGGCTATTGCGAAGGTTATTGCTGTTTACAGTAGTGTCGTTCTCATAGGTGCACTTAATAGGCATCTGAGGTGGTGCTTTGGCCACATCAATATAAGAACGCACTATCGGGTTGTAAGTGCCGGCTAAAAATCTGTTTACATTAATCTTAGTCGGACGTAAAAGGCTGTCACAGAAATAAATAATATCTCCTATGGTTGAATCTCCATAAAAGATATCAACCGAATCAATGGTGACGGTGGCTAAAAACCCTAACGGATCTCCTGTCGTATTAACCCCAGTTTGTATCAGGGTGTTAATTGACTCATCGTTGTTTATAATATAAATACCATGGTATCCGGCACTATTAAAGTTGAAATAAAAAACCCTCTTTTTAACAGAATCCCAGTAACGGCCAATACACACATTAGTACCCGTTGCCGGTAAAGACGAGTTGATTATCTCCCTTGTGCCAGGTATGATCTCTGCTCTTTTGTTACCCTTTGGACCTTTGAAAATAATATTCCTTGCCGTCTTGTGACGACCAGGAACCCACACCTCATTAGGCGTGTCGTAGTCCATGTAGCCTAAAAGCTGCAGAGCCTGTGTTGGCATTATAGATGCACTAAGTTGGTTACAGTTAAATTACCTGCGTTGTCAAATGTTCCCAATGCGGTATAGTTGCCATTCTGGTTGTCTACACCCGTTAAGTTCCATATAACACCGTTGTTATTTGGATCTGTATAGGATGTTGTAAACGAAAATGTAATGAACAACTGTCCACCATTGTACGACATAATAAGTGTTACTTTATTCATGATTTAGCCTTTTACTCCGTATAAAAATGATTGTCTGTAATATTGTTCTGCTTCTGCAATATTGAATGGTCTGTACATCTTCTTAGCCAATTTCAACTGAGACGCAAAAGTTTTAGCCCTCATGGCCACATTGTTATTATTCACATGTCCGGTAGATGGTAAGTTAGATATATCTTGGTAAGCCAGCCACGCAATCATAGCCTCTTCATATTGCATGGGTATCTCGTAATCAAATGACTGTGACGGTGATCTCAGATACATAAGGTATACAAACTGAAACTGGTAGTTTGTATTAAGTAGTATCACTCGATTAAGCTCATCCACATTAAACTCTCCCGGTTGTAGCAACTGACTACCAGCGCCAAACTCCGGGTTAGGGTTAAATGAATTATCGTAATTGGACCCATAGAAACCTTCTCCGTTAAACCAGTATGGTCCCAACAAAGCAGCCTGAGTCTCAGGGGTAAGATCATTTACCCTGTTTGGTCCGTTATCCCGATAGCTGTTTAAGTTAAGATTTCTCGCTAGTGTCTGGAACTCTCCCCGGCTATTGGTCGTGCCTACCTTAACCCATTTGATGCAATCACCTGGTAAACTAGCCGTCATGTTAGCGTTTACAATCAATTTAGTAGTCCTTGGCTCCCAAAAACCATTCAAACCCATCTGCTTAAAACCACGAAAACAGATACGCCATAGTCTCAAAAACTCCGCTTCGCTCTTCTTAGCAGACTCACTGTAAGAATACACGACATCTCTCAGCTTTATGGTTTGATTAACAGGAGCCGGCATGATGCTTATTTTTGCACTAAATTAATGATTTTCACTTCCCTATTGGGATATTATTGCCATCATTTGTTAAAACCTGTGGCCTTGCTACTCTTCCGGTTATTTTATCAACCACATCTTTGAACACAAATTCTAGTGCATCGTCTGGTGCGTTAATAATATCTGTGTCATTTCCGGTAGCACTTCTGGGACTCAGCATAGGAACATTTAAGGTTAGCCCCGTGTGGGTAATATCCTGTCCATTACTATCTATAAATAATGTTTGTCCCTGAACGAAACCGTATAATCCAAAATTAGGAGTAGGTAATTTCTTAGCATACCCACGGTGGTATGTCTCAATCCACATTAGGGGATAACTTTCTGATTGGTTGCCTACAAAAGTAGGTGCCTGTATAGAGTATCCTAACGGTAAATTAACTGGTGGCTGAGGAAGTGTGACCTTGAAATAACCCGTTAGCGGGTCTCTGGTAAACGTGCTCGCAGCAAACTGGTAAGAGGTGATAAACCCTTCTGGCGTAGAGAATATCCCTGAAATATTGTAGTCGTTATTCGATGCTGTGGTAATAGCTACAGCCAAGCTAGAATACACATACATCAATATCTCATTATCGGTGTAGTTATCAGCTATGTCTGGCCATCCATTAGAGATATGACGTTTGATCTGCTCTACGAACTGTCCGAATGATATGGATGATATGATTGTACTCATAATTTATTCGCCTTGGACGAGGACTTCTTTACCGAATTCAACTAAACTTTGTTGTTCAAAAGAGAAACCTAGTATTGTACAAGCTCTACCTAGCACTTCTTCCATAGCTATATCGTTAAACTGTGGATCTACACTTCCAATCGGATTGTAGACCGGTAACCCTGTATTTGGGTCTGGGTACCAGTTAAATATAACATCAACTGGTTTGGTATAGTAATACAAAAATACTGTACTGATCAAATTCTGAGGGTAAATATTCCAGCCGGTCTTACCTATTGTATAAAAACCTTTGCTACTATCTGTAATAGGATCAATTTTAGAATTGAGCCTACCTGGTAATTTGCTATCGGCTAACCTTTCAATTTTACGACCGCTAGAGTCGGTCATAAGAGAAAGGAAGTTAAAATTGGTAGGGTAAGGGACAATATTGCTGGTAACGGTAGCAGATTGGGCATCTACTTTGAAAGGAGATAAGTCAAGTTCAATCTTGGTACCCATCCCTAGTCCCACCTTTGGTATTGGTTTACCATAAGTAAACTGCTGTACTCGTCCCATCAGGAACTCATAGTAACCTTTTTGCCCAGCGGTGATGGCTAACTGTACTTCCAAAGGAGATATCTGTCCCCCGAACTGGTTTTTTCGGGATAGGAAACTCAAAAATTGGAAGCAGTAATTAATTGTCATACTCAAAAATACAAAGAAGCCCCCACAATATGCGAGGGCTTCCTATTTTTTTAATCTTCAGATACTATGATCCTAAGAACAGAGCATACTGTACAGGTGCAATGGTACGCACACCGAAGTAGCTGATCATGGAGATGTTACGCTCCATAACGGTTGTTTTGTTCATAGGTGCAGCACCACCAGTTTCCCAGGTTTGAATCCTGTTACCATCTGGCGCTTTCTGCCAAACGATTTGGAAAGAAGGAAGAGATACAGCCGTACCGTCTCCGTTTCTCATTTTAGGATCTTGGTTGATACGCTGAGGAATAGCGATGGCATAACCACGGTATGAACTACCGGTAGTAGCCTGCGGTACTCTTTTGTACACCATTTCAGTGTTGTACATAGCGTTCTGGTACATGTGGAAAGTGATGTTGTCCAGTTTGAAAGTGTCGAACCCGTAGGCAGCGGCAGCTTCTTTTGAACCACCCACAGACTCCCAGGTACAAGCGTTGAAAGTTCCTTTGAACAGATCAAACAGCATGTTTGAGATAGCCTGTTTAGCGTAAAACTCGTTCAGCATGTGGTATTCACCAGGAGCGCCAAAGAAGTTCAGGGCTCTTGTAAGAGTCTGGAAGTCTGTACGCAGCGGGTTACCGGAAGTGTACTGAACGGTAGAACCGTTAGCAGCAACTCTTTGTTGAACACCCACAGTACCATAAGTACCGTTGTTCAGGTTGTTCACAGTGTTACCTTCCATCACTTTGAAGAACATGTTGTTCATGAACCTTTTGTTCATGTCATCCTGAGCCAGATTGTAGTAGTACTGTTGGCCATCAACCAGCATAACCTCCTGTTTTTCAATCAAGGCAAAGTCAGAAATATCGAAATCGTCACGGTGTTCTGTGGTCGTATTTGTGATTTTGTCATACACAGGTGCGATACCGGATGTTTTGGTTGAACCTTCACCAGCGTCCATGTTACCACGGAATAAGAAGGCATCACCAGCCAAAATTTGTGTACTGTTGGCAGAACGGATGTTATCAGTATTCAGCAAAGGAACTACTGTTACCTGGAAGGCGTTAGCCGTTGTCACAGGAATAGCAGTGATTTTACACTGGATACCAGATGAATCCAATACCATTGTTTCACCTACACGGGCAGGAGTTTTGTTACCTGACTCATAGTATGAATCAGAACCTACTGTGAAAGTTACAGCGTTACCAGCACCGGTAGAGGCAACCGAAGTAGCCACAGAAAGAGACGGGTGTTGCTGTCTTTTCTCATAGTGGTAAAACTGTTTGTTTTCTGTGCGTTCGTATGTAGCTGTTTTGCCCATCAAGAGCTGCCAGAGGCCGTAGTTTTCTACGCCATATTTACGAACCAGCTTGTGTAAGAAGCTACGGTCATTTGAGTTAAGGTCATTCAACAGGACAGGGTAGGCAAACTGCGAGGTTGCAAAGCCTGACTGTGAAAAACCCGGTAATGTACTAGCCATTTTATGAGTTTTTTACTATTAATAATATGTTGTGGTACCCTATACTGGGCTACCAGGTTGTTTTGCGGGAATTCCGAAGAATCTTTCCCACGCTTGATCGGTTGCCGCTTGTTGAGCGTCATCAAATCCTCCGGCTGGCGTTTGTGGTGCGGGGACATAGTTCTTAGCCCTTTTTAACATCTCAATTTGTGTTTGAGATAGGACTTGACTAGCCACCTGCTTAGCGATAGCCTCCCGATTTGAGTTGGCATAAATATCCTGGGCAAGTACATCTTTGCGGAACTCCCCGTTTTTCGTGAAGTAGCGGTTCAGAAAATACAATTCCGGATTATCACCAATAGCGTTCTGTATCTCTGTGATCTTTTCCTGCGGGAAAGGTATGTCCCCTCCTACGGTAATGGGATTTTCAGGGCTATCAGAAGTGAAAGTGAAAGAAAGTTTCTCAACCGGATTAGCCTCTGGCAGTAGTTTGATAAAGTCCAGTGCTCTTTTAGCTTCTGGGCTCTCAGTATCAACTGCTGGGGGCACACTCGCAGGCTGGCCGGCAGGCGAGAAGTCGGGTAACTTAATATCCACTAGCTTGTTAGTGAAATATGCTTTAGCCTCTTCGGCATCAATCCTTTTTCTGTCTTCTGCCATGGTCTTAGCTGTACTAAGTCCTAGCTCATCTCCATCATAATCCTCTTCTTTAACCGCATACCTACGGTTAATCTCATACTGCACTTGCTGATCATTAAGAGATGGGTATTGTTCTTTTATCCGGGCAGCAAGAATCGCTTCGGGTGCCTGGGTAGATAATTTCTGTATGAAAGCCCTTTGCTCTAAAATAGGTGTGACATCATCAATCTTACCTGCTGCAAGGGCATCGTATAATTTCTTAGACTCTTCGTTAGGGAATTCAGGGGCTTTAACCTCAACTACTTTTTCTGCCGGCTTATTAATAGCCGCTAACACCTCATCTTTTGTTTTGTATAATCCACCGGTAAGTTCAGTAAAGAAACTTACTTCATCAAAGCCGGGAGGTACTTGGTTTGGTACGGGCGGTGTAGATCCGTCTGCTGCAGGTGGTGGGGGTGTGCCTCCATCGGCTGCTGCCGCCTCTGCTTGTCTTTTTGCTAACTCAAAACGATCTTCCTCAGACATCAGAATCATATCATCCTGTTTAGGATTTTGGTCTGGTACATCTAAAGAGGTAACGGGAGGAGTATCGGGTAAAATAGGAACCACGGGAGGTGGTGCCGGGGTAGTATCGTTATTCACGGGGGCTGCTGGGGCCGGAGCGCCAAGGGTCTGAGTCGCAGGGCTGCCACCACTAAGCATGGTTTGTAGCGCTGTTTCGTATTGGTCTGCCATAATTGTGTTTTATGGCATAAAGTTGCGGAAAAAATGTCACAAACAAAAAAAACTTGCCTTTTGAGCAAGTTCTTCTATATATAAACCGGGGGTTAGTGTGTTATTTTGGTTCTCCTAAAACCTTTTCAAAATCAAAAGTATTCTGGTACTCATTCGTTACAGAACCTCTTCCCTGAAAGGTGTCACGCTTATTTGTCATCTCGTTCCAGATACTTAAACAGTTGTTTAAATACTCGGCTAAAATAAAATCAGGGGTGTCGCTTTTATTTTCCAGGCTGTGCATATTAATAAGCTGTTCAAGCCTTTTTACAAATCCATTTTCCTGTGACACACCTTCTGGTAAAGCCCATTGGTTGTTAACGAATACCCAGATTGAGGATAGCAAAGCCACCGATACGTCATATTCAATACCCATCTGGGTAAACTGATTGATATACTTTTCCTCAAAGGCTGCCAGGTCTCCCTGTAGCTGGAAATTAACCATATTAGCCTGAGCCGGGATAGATGGAGTGGTTAAATTAGCTAATGAAATTATTTTTTCTAGTACTTGGTCACCTGTAAGATCAGTAAACTTTTCGGCCATCAGGATAGCAATAGCGGAGAATAATAGCCTACCGTATGTGCTTTCACGGTTAATTTGGTTAACGGTCATTTGGTTAGTTGTTTTGTTTTGAATTCGTTGTAATCCTTTTCTTCTTCCGTACCACCGTGTCTAGACTCTTTTTCAATCTCATCCTTCCACTCGCTGATCATCTTAGTCTCTTGGTAAGACCGGCCAAAGTAAAAGGCTATGATGCCTATTAGTACACACGGGATAGCTAAATCAAAGAATTCCATTAGTGTTTTGGTTTACGGGTTGATAAATAAATGATCAAGAAAATACCTAAAGCAATTCCTATCGGTAACCAGGTAAAGAAATCAATTTGGGTCATATTGTAGTTTTTCTGGTAAGCTATCGTGAAACCTGTTGAGCACACCCCAGATATGGGCGTAATCGTCTTTATATGTCACAGTTATTCTTTGTTGTCTGTAATTATTCTTTAACCTACCTGTAATATGACACCATCCGCCTGATCTACTATATAACTTATGAACGTACTGGTACTTCCTGTTTTTAAAGAGTTTATCACATACGTTATGCCAGTGAATAGTCTCTTGCTCGGTCATAGCACAGGGTTTTCTGTTTTTGATGGAGGTAGGCCGTCTAGGTAAATCTCAGCCTGATTAAACAGTACCTCAATGATATCTTCTTCACGCAGAGTCCATTCGCCTTTACTATTTTCCTGTACATCAAAAGTAAAATCCTTCTGGAACCCTGTCTTATGTATAACCCTGGCGTGTATCCTGTGACCTTTATTCTTACTCAATGAACCAAAAAGGCTGATAGCGCTTATATCCGGATGGGTACAATGAAATACTGTCTGCTCAAATATCCATCTACCGTTGTAGCGGGTATGAGGTTTATAATAGTTACGATGCACCATACCAGAAAAAAGGTATCCAGCTATAGCAGCAAGAACGGTTACAATGGCTATCTCCATAAAAGAATAGTCGGTCATAGGAAAGTGTGTAAGAAAAGAAACCCCTACCCAGTGCTCCTGTAAACTACCAAATTTCAGAACTCGATTAAAAGTTTTGACCGGGTAGGGGGATGTCCCGCATATTAAGGTCCTTGGGAACGATGGACACTATCTTTAAGCCGCTGGCTGCTCAGGTGTTGGTGTTTCTTCCACTGGCGTAGTAGCTTCTGTAGGCTCTACGAACTCAGGGAAATCAATTATCGGTGCTGGCTCAGGAACAACCTCTGCAGGAGTTTCTACCACAGGTTCAGGGGTAGGTTCAGCTACGGGTGGTTCCTCTATTGGTGCAGGCGTTTCTTCCACAATAGGTTCTGTGGGAGTTTCAGCAACAGGTTCCGCATGGGTAACTTCTTCTACGGGAGCCGGAGTTTCAACTACCGGGGCTGCTTCTGGCACACATGCCTCTACAGCGTCAACTAATGCCTGTCCTTTAGCACGATCTTCCGGTGTCTGCCAAGGGTTAGCCTGGATAGTAACGGCAGAGTTAAAAGGTAGTACGATAACCTCTACCCGTGAATTGATATCACCATCGGTAACAGCCCACCCGCCTCTTTCAGTGGTTAGCTTTGCAAAATCGCCTTCGGAGATCACGGCTCCGGTCTGGTTGTTAAAATAATTTGCCATAAAAATTTTTTGTTTGTTTAAATGTAGACAACAAAGTTTATAAATAATATTTGTATTTCCAAATATTTTATTTTAAATTTGTAAATAAATATTCAATTATGGCAAAAAAGAAACCCGTTAAGGTATTATCAGTAAGGCTCACAGACGGGAAGGCTTCAATAGAACCGGATATGTTACATGAATGGGCGGTATTGAATAACAAGGTGATTACTTGGCTAAAAGAAAACACCCACATCAAGATCAGCCATATATGTGATGAAGCACAGATAAACCAAGGGAATTTATCTGTAGCGATAGGTAAGGGGCAGATAAGCCAGGAGAATTTAGAGAAGATTATTGAGGTGATTAAAAAATTTGGGTACAAATAAGTCACAGATAAACTCACAATATGTCAAAGTGTATAGTATGCGGTACTGAATTCGAGGCTAGGCGGCCAGAGGCTAAGACCTGCTCAGATAAGTGTAGGAAGCGGTTGCAGCGTAGTAATAAGAAGCCGGCTACGGTAGAACCGGTAAAGCCTAAAAAAGAACCCAGTAAAAAACCAAAGGAGCTCACTCGGACACCAGAACCCATACGAGTAGATAACCACCACCCCCTGTGGAAACACGATGACCCCAAGGAGGGTACGGCCTCTTTCTTTATGAAATACGGCTGCGAGACCTACGATGAGTTGGAGGAAATGAGAAAGTAAAACCAATAAACAATATGAAACCAAAAATTACATCAGCGACTAATAAACACGGTGTAGAGTTCAAAATTTATGATGATGTGTCTATTTCTAGGTACAAAAGGAATATTACGTCATTATGGTTCATCAACGAGGATACCATCATAGCTAACATTTTGGAAGAAGGACCAGGTTTTAATTTTAGGGGCATCCAGATCAATATTGACTTTTTAGAGAAAGCCGACTCTAACCCTGGGATTCCTAAAGAAGCTCTTGGTAGCATAACCCTACATGATGGAACGGTAGTATACGCTCCTTGTAGCGTTATATACATAACTGTTAAGGATGGTAAAATGATTCCAACGTGTACTGTTTTTACAGATTTGAGAAAACGAACTATACCAGAAGGTCCGTATTTTGGGAATTTCGAGCAAGCAAATGAGTATATAGAAACTCAGGAGATAATGACGATGCCTCTTCTGTCATATTCAGACGTAGAAAGGATTCTTTATAAATATAAAGAACTATCAATTCTATTCCCGTTTGAAGACGCAAAGAGACAGGTGTTAGATACCGCTAGGCGTAAGTACAAACTCAGAAAAAATGATCAATAGAATAAAGCTATTTATACTCAAATGGGCAAGTAAACACCCAACGTTCAGGAAGAACTTGGAAGAAAAGATCCGCAAAGAATCCGAAATAGAGGCTATCGCTTTCCTTTTCTGGTGGGGTCACGTTAAGATGCACGAACCCCCGCTGAGGAAAGAAGGTAACAAATGGCTTAGCTACTGGGAAGTATACGATATATTCCTGACAAGGACGGAGCAAAGGAATAGCTTTCGGAAGCATGCGGAGAACGGATTAGCTAAAAGGCAATAACCAAAAACACAACAATATGACTCATTCAACCCCAAAAGTAACCATTGACCTAGCCGAATACCAGGAACTAAAAGACCGACTAGCCAAGCGGAATGTAGCACCAAAGGATATTATCATTTCCAAAAAGAAATAACCATGCCATTAGGAAAACCACATAAACCTATAAAAAAACTACCGTTTGGAGCGCTGAATTCTTTTCGTAAAAGAATGGACATGGAATTTTTTATAATATCCTTCCTTTTCTGGTTATTTATTTTATGGGTACTTAATATCATATTACAGAATCAATAAGCAGTCATGACAATAGAACTCCATAAGCTAGAAGTAGACGTACTACCCCCCAGACCCAACTGGTGGCTAGATATCTTCAACCTATCCGTCATATCCTACGGTAAAGGAACCCCTATATCTATAATCAGAGCAGAAATACTGGTAGATCAAGCTACTGTAGGCTCCCAATATATAGACCAATCTGGCCAGCCATGGGGTTGTGTATCCTTTTTTGACGGTAAATACAGGCTACTAAACGCCAATACATACGCCAAACACTTTATCATGCCTACTGATCTTTACCAGATAGGGGGTGTGGCAGGAGAGGGGAGTACCAAAACACCTAGGTTTGTTAAGTTATAATAATTATATTTTTTATCTTTTTTAAAATAATAATTTGTATATTTATTATAAAAAGTATAAAATGTATAATGCTATTCAGGTTATGGTATTTAACCTAAAATACCACAAGATCACTTTACAGTTGGTAGAAAGAGAACTAGGCTTATCCAACGGTGTAATCGGTAGGGCAGCCAAAGGAACCCTTAAATTGACAGAAGTAAACATGTTTAAGCTAACCCAGCGGTACAATCAGATACTAGATCAGCTAGGCGTAAAGGAAATACAACCACCGGAAAAAGTACCATCACTGCAGAAAACCCTTCTTGACAGCATAGTAAATATCCCAGAAGGCAAAAGAATAGCCAAAAAGGTTTTTGAGGACACAATAGTCACCGGATCTGCCAACATACCCATGCCTAAAGGACTGTCAATAAACGAAAGAATAGCCTGGGAAGAAAGCCATAAGGTCGAAAACAGCCATAAATAGCTGATTTTAAGGTAAGGAATTATCCACAAAAGTTAATTTCTAAAAATAGTTTTTAGCCCCTTTTTGGGGCTTTTTTGCGTGTAGCAAGTACATGTTTTCTAGTGTATAACTACCCTGAAAGGGTTCATACCTCAAACCAGCCGGACCGGGGGCGGGGTGCAAACGGATTCAATAGCGACCGGGTACCCCTGAAATCGCAAATCACAAAATTATTCCGCAACAGATTGAAAACCAGCGAATAATAACGGCTAAAAATTCGGCTATAATGTTAATTATGTTAAGTGGACAGGATGGCATAGACCAGCCGGCTCCTCCCCTACCCTATTGCATGGGAGGAAACCAGGCAAATGAGTGATCGTAACATGTTTGAACAGGTAGGCGGATAGCTCCCTGCGCTGCGCTTGGGAGTAAGTAAACTAAGAAAGGGGAAAAATACGGTCTTTTTAGCCATCATTACTGTACTATAGATTTTAGTTGGTTTACTTTTGGTTATGGATTTAACATGGCAGCAAGCTCATAGATTTGCCGTTTTGAGGATGGTAGACGTTTTCCTTAACCAGAAGGGAAAGCAATATGTATTTGATATGAGAGAGATACCCTATCAGGTAGCAGTTGAATTCAGGGAATGGATGGAAAGCAGGGGAAAGGATGTATTTATCCGGAATAACCATATAAGGAATTATGTAAGGTATACCACTAAACACCGTTTATATACCAGACCAAAATTTAAGGCAGTAAAGAAGGCAACCGGGATGACAGACGAACATTTTGCGAAAGCATGCGGATATAAGAACGCAAATGTATTTAAGAACTCCCCATTCAGATGGTATAAAGTTACCTGTATGCTTAACATGTATGACGCATTAGAGGAAAGGAAATATTTTAATGATCTTATTGCAGCCTAGTTAAAAAGTATACTTCTCATCCTGTTTAACCTTTCCAGGCTTAAATATCCCGTACTATTGCCCGTTCATTTTCTTTTATTCAATTCTCAGGCGTTTCGTTGTAGTCATAAGTCACTGATTATCAATGCTGCAAAATTATTTTAAAAATATTTGTTTGTTTTCTTGGTTTTATTGTTTTTCTGATATAGATTAGCATAATTATTCACTGTCAAAGTATAAATTATGCAAATAACCAAGCGATTTAAGACTATTAAACAGGCAGAAAAATACCAAAATAGCCTGTACAACAAATTCCCATATGTTAGGCTTATATCTTACCCTATATTTTTGGAAGAGGGTTTATATATATGGGATGTTTCCATGTAGGTTAACTGAAGATGACTTTAATAGTCGAAATAGGACGGTGTTTTTACCGTTCTATCTTAACCAAAAAATATGCTTCCGGATTATAAGCATATAAAACACCGGATAAGCTATGAAGAGCAAGAAACAAGTTTTAGCCGATAACCCTAGTTACAAAACTTTAATTAATGCCGTGTATAATCGTATTGGCAAAGATTATATTCAGGACGTTAACAGTCACGGAATGGAAGCCGGGTTTCCTGGTTTTACCTATTATTCAGATACCCATTCATTCGCTATGCGTTACCGGTCCATTATCGTTAGGTTACTGCAAGATACGGCAGATCAACTAGGGGAGGAGGTCGTAAACCTAGTATCTGGTTTTGGCGTATTCCGTCACTCCCCTATGGACATAGAAGATAAAAAAGACCTTTATAAGTACTTAGGAGGGGGTCGGACTACTCTGGGCACAATAACAAACGTTATGGCCTGGTTTGCAGCGGAGGAGGTTTGTAGAATGTTTGTAGACTAATTAACAATTTAAAAAATATAAATATGAAAAGCAATAAATACGAATACTCAAAAGTAATACAACAATATTATGGGCAAGGTTGGGAAGACGTTAGCGAATACGAAACAGATAGCCAATTCGTTAACCGGGAAAAAATCGGGGTATTTAGAACAAATAAATTTGGCCGGCAGGTAGAAATAAGTCTAATAAACCACGATTTAGCCGAATACCGTCTAACCGGGTACCCTACTCGATTAATTAATCGTAGGACGTTAAAATGTGCTATACCAGCATAAAAACACTATCCCGGCAGGATGTCCTTAGCTTAGATCGTATCTAAGGCCGGGAACTAACCAAAACCCGAAACCATGAGAAAACAAACATTATCAACCTTTACGGCCTACCGTTACCGGCCCAACGTAATTAGCGCTCGCCTATGGCCTGGTTATTCCTTTGAGTCCTTTACTTCTGACTTATCGGATGAGCTGGGGGAAACTTTAACGGGAATGTGTAAACCTTATACGGACGGTTTATCGGTATTCCTTACTATTCCTTTAGGCTGTGAACGTAGGGTTATCGAGACGGTTAAATTACTTACTAGGGAACAAACATTACAGAATTAAACCAAATTCACAAACCATAAAACCTAAAACAAAATGAAACCAATCCACAAAGTATGTAGCAAAGACGATTTAAGACCGGCACTCGGTTACATTCAGATCAAAAATGGCTTCGCCTGGGCTACCGACGGCCATTGTGCCGTAAAAATACCATTGGATAGCTTGTTCTATCCATCCGGGACTATCTTACCAGAAGATGAGCTATATATTTCTGGTAAACTGTGGGACCTGTGTAAGTTTTCTACGGCTAAACACATTTTAAGAGAAGGTAACACCTTTACCAGCGACAAAGGATTATCCTTAAAAGCACTTACCCTGGAAGAATTCACTCAGCAAGTAGGCCGTTTCCCGGATATACCATCCGTTATGCCTGAAGAAAACAAACTACTCACACTGGTGGACTCTATTTCTTTTAATCTGGATATTATGAGTAGAGCGTGTGGGATTTTTGACAAATCAGCTAAACTGGCTTTTTATTTCTATGGGAGAAGTAAGGCTATAATCGTTAGGACGGTTAACGAGTCTGTCAAAGAAACTGGCTTCGCTCTGGTTATGCCACAATTCATGGACAATATGGACGTTAGCCACCCATTCCTTACCGATGACGAGCTCGAAGCTATCCAAAATCCCGTAGCCGTGACTGAACCTGAACCAGCTATGGCAGATTAAACCACAAACCATTCCTTACCAGCCTGGTATCCTAACCGATACCGGGCTTTTTAGGTGAAAACATTATTTAACCAAAAACACAAACATTATGAAACTTACACAACTTAAATCGGTAGGCTGTTTTATAGACGAAAACGGCATAACCTACCCAGAACTATCTACCGGCACTCCGGACCTTAATTTACCGGTCCATATCAATGACGTAGATATCGAATGGCTATCTTCCCTCTCCCTGGAAGATACGGAGATCGTACACAATATTCTTAACCAACTAACAATATCATCCCATGTCTAAACGTATAACAAACATCTGCAAAATAGCGGACGTACCAAATAACCTTCTTTTACCTGAAACTATTTCCTTTCTGGAAGCGCAGGCAGATCCTATCTACAAAGATCAAGTACTAAGTGAGCACATGTACAATCTGGATAACCTTCTCGAAGAAGTAGACGAGGGTAGCGTAGACAAACCGAAGAAACATGTCCGGGAGGAACTTGCTGAGCTCCTGGTTGAAATGGGTAAGCGGGATTGTGCCTACATGAGAATTATTTACTAACCTTTTAACAAACATTACCATGCCTAAAAAGAAACGTCCTAGGACCGGGCCGCAACCGTCTTTAATCAAACCAGACCAGATGCCTGAGTTCAGATCAGAATACCCTACGACAAACAACAAAGTCCTCTGCCTGAAGTATAACCTTACCATTGACCAACTATACAACCTGGCTAAACGTATGGGGTTACGTAAAACAAACTGGCTGTGGACTGAGAAAGACAAACAGTACCTACGGGATAACTTCTTCTGTACCCCTAAACTGTTAACCGCTGTACAGATAGCCAAAAACCTAAGGAGACCTAAACAGGGGGTTTATGAGATGATCAGGGAATTGAAGGAACAAACATTAGCCACCATAGATGACTCAGGGGAATAACCTGGGTATCATTAAAACAAATATTATGAGCACATATAAAAACAAAATAGCACTTGCCCTTATTGTAATTGTACTACTTTTTAGCTGTTCGGTTAGCCGGTATTCAAATACAAACTGCCCAACGGTAAACAAAAAGTTCTTTTTACAGCAAAACAGGTAACACAAACAGTACAACTAAAAAGCCCTACCGGATAGATAGGGCTTTTTTATTACCATGACTTCAGAGATAGCCGACACAAATAAGTCGGGAATCCAACCCATATCATTTCTAGCAATCTTATATCATTATTAACCAACAACTCAAAAGCCTCGCTGAACGGTATAGTTAACAAACCTCCGTCACAGTTTTTTTCGGTATCGTTTAAGTATATAGACCAATAACAAACCATCCCTTTCTCACCAACAGTTTCACTTAAAGTAATACTAGCAAAAATATTTTTTAAAAATAATTCAGAAGGTAGTCCGATATCCTTACCGTGTAACTTAATCAATATCATCTTAATCGTATTTAGGTTTTCTCTTTCTAATCGGCTTAGGGGTAGCACTTCTCTTCACTACTTCCCCGGCTATCCTTCTTATTACCGTAGTTAAATCTATCAACAATAACTTACCCTCCGCTGTAATAAACCAGGTCTTTACTTTCTGGTAACTGCTGTAATCTATCAATTTTGAGCGTTTGAGCCGGTATAACATCTTACTGAACTCCATCCTAGGGTCTTCTCCGTCCCGTAGGTGGGACTCGATTCCGTTTATCGCAGCCTTAGCCTCTTTGTTCTTGAAATATGGCTGTCTTCTGGCCCATTCTAGGAAAATAACATCAGCGACAAACAACTTACGCCTACCGTTTAAGAACTTATTTACCACATCTCGGAGCTCTGCAGCCAGGTATAACATCACAAACGGATCTCTCGTACACCTCATTATGTGGATGAACAACTTATTTCTCTTGGTTATTATCTTACGAGCCTCATTTGCCATCTCTGAATACCTCATCGTAGTCTACTGCCAAACCTAACTTAATCAGTCCAAACACATCAATACGGTTCATTACGCACCAGTGTACGAGCCGGTAGCCAGTATCAGACTTCAGCCTTTGTAACACTTCCTCCTCATCGTCCTTCAGGCTATCCATACGCCTGAGTATTGGCTTAAACCATTCAAAATTCTCCTGATTAGTTTCTTCCTCTCCTAAAGACACATACACATCAACCTGATCATCTCCTAGCTCAAACCCCGTGATTGTACCTATGCCCTTATCGGTTAACACCTGGCAGCCTAGGTAGTAATGAATAACATCTTGAATTTCCATGAGTTTTTGTTTTATCTGTGACTAGATTGGTTATTGATTAATAGATTTAAGGAATGATTGTTTTGGTTATTTTAAAGGGTAGTGTTTATCGAGATATTCATTTACATAATGTTGTGGTGTATGATCGGAAAAATGGATAGCCACCTTCTCTGCTATATCTCTTTTATCTTGTTGGGTTAAAGTTTCTTGTTTGGGTAAAATTGTAACAAAAGCTGCTTCCCATCTTGTAGATGAGATATTGTATATTAAATCGGAGATAAAATATAAATTGTCGTCATCATCCCATTTTATTTTCATTCCAATAGATGGTGTGAAATCTATATCAAAATAAAATTCAATATTATCTTCATCATTTCCTGTTTCTGCATTATAAATTGCTACTATATTCATATTGTTTACTTTAAGTTATTAAGGAATGATTCTTTGTCGGGATGTGGGTTTTCGCTAAAATCAAATCTTAATTTACCCTCTTCTATATACCAAAAAATAGCCGCATCCCATATCTTTTCAGCCGTTTCCCTATCCATCTTAATTGCTCCCATCTTACTGGCTTTTACCAATTCTATTACGGATTCACTATAATTGCACCATACACAATCCGGGGCGGTTAGTTTTCTTAAAGTGTATATTTCACCACAAGTACAACTACCTAATATAGATTCCACTTCTTTCTTTAACTCATCATCTGTCATTGCTGGGGGATGGAATTGGGCGGCATTTTTCTTTAAAAACTCAACCATATAAACAAGTGCTGTATCGTGTGATAAAGATGCCACTCCTTCTAACTCTTTTTCAGCAAGTTCATAAAGTTTTATTTCCATCTCCTCTGCACTAAGTATTTTATTTTTTGTCATAGGGTGTTGGGTTTAAATTGATTCTTGTTTTTCATAAATGTATTTGTCAATCAACTTGCATACTTCTTTCACGCTAATTTTTTTTGTAGTAGTAATTTGAGCAACAAACACCCGTATATCCATTAAATCCGAATCAAGTTTTTTAACGTGTGCAGAATGGATGGCATCAATTACTACTGGCTTTTTTCTGAATTTCATACTGTTTATTTTTAATTGTTAAAAGAACTTGTTTATTACTTACCCATAAAATTTTTCCAGTCTTCCAAGTTATCGTTTACAAAACTCTCTGCTTCTTCTATCGAAAACGAGCAAAGGCGGGGACTGACGACCGTGTGAGAGTAGAAGTAGTTGACGTCATTCAGCACAAAGCCATCATTTTCTCGACCTTTGTTATATGTTTTCATATTGAAATAAGGGAACCATTTTTTCTGACTGTAATCGTTCCAGTCAAATTTTCTGCCGTTGTGAATCACTTCATTGATTGTCTCCAATCTATGTAATGAGTAATGCGCTTTGCGCTGATTTTCTGGCATAAAATCGAAATGTGCAAGGGTTAAGGGGGTAATACCCTTACTCTTACAGGCTGACTCATATGTTACTTTTTTGGACATAATTATTTGATTTAATTTTTTTATTACTTACCTATTTAATTATTTTCTGCCTGATAATTAGCAATTATTCTCTCCATTGTTTGGTCTAATGTTTCATAAACAAATGGGTACAATCTTGTATCCTTTATAAGTTCAAGAACATGGTCAGGCTTTGTATTTCTGAACTTCATAAAACAAATCAAGCAGATAGCAGTCCATAATAATTGACCTTCGGGGGTGCTTTTGTCTATATCTTTTAAAGTAATATTTGCAACTGTTTTACTCATACAATTTATTTTTTATTAAGGAATAGGTTATATAGTTCGATTATTGTTTTATTGTATCTGCCAGTATAACCAATATATAGTGCTACATTTCTTTCTTTATCAAATCCAATAGTATTTTTTAGACACCACTCTGCAAACTCAACTGCATCTGTTTCTTTGGGGAGGGATAGTAAATGTAAAAAATGCTTTGCTTCATTTACGGATAACAAAACACCTTCTAGACGCCTCCAATTTCTATCATCAGGATTTTCAGTATTACAATAATTTATTCTTTTTTTCAATTCTTCTGTCAGTTTATCTGTATTCATTGGTTAGTTATTTACGGGTGATTGAAAAGTGATTTAATAGTTCTTTGATAATAAACGAAGCCTCTTTTTTATAAACAGGAGTATAATGTTCAAAAAATGCTTCAAGTAAAATATTAATATCCTCCTGTGTTTCCTCTACTGGTTGTGTTTGAAATGCGCTTCCTAATTCTTTTTTCGCCCAATGTTTTGCATAACTGGTTGAATCATCTATTGTTCTTACTGATTCTACTGATTTTGTTGCAATCTGAATTTTCATCACTTCTTCTTTTTCTTTCTGAAGTAACTTTTCTGCTGCATACTTTTCTGGCTCATGTTTAGGACATGCATTATACTCCGGAACTTGTTTATAATAGTGTCCTTCAATTTCACAGTTACAATCCAGTTCTGATTCTTTTTGAGAAATCAGTTTATTAATAAAATCTATATTTACTTCCCCTTCTACATGTTGTGTTATTGGAATAACAATAAATGGAGCAGTAGCATAAAACCTAAAATCTCTCTTTTCCTCCCATATATCACCTTCTTTTCCTGTGAAGGTTCCGATGATGGGGTATCGTATGGGTTGACTCCATGAGCTAGACAACGGATTAATTTTCCTTTCCAAATAAGGTTCCGGTAATAGATGTAGGGTGTATTGGTTATTCATTTGATAGTAGGTTATTCTGTTATTGATTTAAATTCGTGTAAATCGCATTTGCTGTAAAATTCTCGTAATGTTTCCCAAGGAGATACTTTACCTTCTTCACAATCTTTTTCAGGGTACAATTCAGTATTTTGACAATGCAAATGAGTTAATCCTTCAATTTTAAACTTATCTCCGGCAAACCTGCAATTATAACAACATTTAGATTTAGGATTAGGCATACATTGTTATTTTAATTGGTTATAGGGATTGTATTTCTTTTTTAACTTCGTTCCAGTATTCATAATCATTTCTAAGTGGAGGTTCAAAATCTTTAGGATTATCTCTAGTTGCTTCCATTATTAAAATGGTTAATTCATTCCATTTTATATACTGTTTAGGGTTAGGTAGTTAAAGGGGGTTATTATAAATGAAGTTCAAATTTGCAATCTAATTTTACCCACTTGCCATTTATTTTAATATACCCATCTATATGCTCGCCCATAAAATTACCCATCTCAATGCTTCCAAAAGAACGTGCTATGGTATCTTTCCCGCTAATTAAAAACTGAAGTGGTTTAGACGGAACCATAGTTGTCATGTACCAAGTTTTATATGAAACAACCATACCTGTACCTTCTATTATTCCATTAGGCGAACCGTACCTAATTATACCATAAGTTGTATCTATATTGGTTGTTTGAACGTAAGAAGAATCGTGTTGTTTAAAATCTTTGGGTAATTCAGGAACCCATTTTTCAGGTAACATTTTTTTTTGCCCACTACAATTAACAATAACAAAGAATAAGGTTAATACTAAAAGTTTTTTCATATTTTGGTTATTTGGTTTGATCAAAAAGTCTTTTAAAATAGTACTCCACATTCTGCTGGTGAAGAAACCCAAAGCTGTCTTTCCCTATTCCCCAGGTGCAGTTAGGTACCCATCCGCAATATTCAAGGATACGTGGACGGGCTTTCATGGCATCCGTAATACCCCAGCACATAGATTGGTTACCCAAAAAGAACAGGCAAACTTTTAAGGCCATGGCTAGTTCTAAAAAGTTATCTACGCACAGGTAGGGTATGTTTATCTTCCATTTGTCACAGAACTTCTGGTGTTCCTCTGCAGTTCCGGCAAAAACTAAATTGGGTTCGTATTGTTTGAGCCAGAAGTAGTGAATGTTACTGTTGCGGTACCGGTCCGTAAAGTTTATGATCACCTTATCGTGTAGAGAAGTTATACGTCCCTCCTGTGTTTCTATGTTATAGCGTATATCGTCCGTATCCGGCACCTCTAGCCAGGGTATTGTGATATCGGGACACATATCAGGCCAAACAAGCGAAGGCCACAGCCTTATGTCCTGATAGGGGAGGTTAACATGTACCTCCCCTCTCATCTTCCCTATGTCTACAGTAACCGGCTGTCCGGTAAACACTTCAAAGGACTCTACATACGACTGAGCCTCAACCAGTGGCTTTAAGAGATCAAACTGCTTCTTATTCATAGTAACCATCTTCCCATGCTCGTCTAGGACAGGATGGGTGGCATTTGGATAGTATACTGCCTCTACCCCTAATTGCTGGTAGATGACAGCTTTCTTACCTGATTCTACGCATATATGACGTATAGCACATAGGTTAGCTATCATATCACCTGAGTTAACCGAGTGCTTAAATGTTATTGTATTTGCCATTACGGTCTTGTTTTAGCCCACTCCTGAATGAATATGGGTAAGGGTTCTTTAATTGGTGTCAAATCTTCATCGGTAAACCACAGGGACGAGTCAAATACTTCCATGCCATCGAGCTTCTTATCTACGTCCATTAAAAAAACTTCCCCCTGCATGTGCCTGATCTTCTTAGGCATAATCTCCTTTTTACGCACAAAGCCCATGTGGTACATACGGATCTGCTCTAGGTAGTTAAGGTTAGCCTGGGCATTTATGCTCTCAGCATCTCCTATTGCCTTGTAATAGCTTCTAGCCAGACGGATAACCTCTGTACTACATGGTTTTCTATTATGAGCCACATTTAGCTGGTGAAAAGGGTCTTTCCACAGGTTTATCCTACTTACCATGTACGCCTCAGCATTATCGTCCTCTATAGCCTCCCGGATAGCTTGGAAACAGGATTCGTGTATGATTTCATCCGCTTGGCAGTAAATATTCCAATCGGTAGTTAGGTGGTTAATAGCTAGGTTAGTAAAATAAGACAACTTCTCCCGGCCTCGCTGGGCATCCCATTCGGATTTATCCAAAAGGATAACTTTGGTTTTCTCATCTTCAAAAGACTTAACCAGTTCGGCTGAACCGTCATCGCTACCAGCATCGAGTATAACCACCTCGTCACATAAAGCCTTCAGGCAGTCTACCGTCTCTTTTAAGCAATAATCCTGTGATATAGCCCTAAAGCTAAATACCGTTCCCCCTAGTGTTGGTTTACTCATATATAAATTTTCCGTTTAAGTTAACATCTTTAAACTCTTCCAACTTCTCCCTCACATAAGCCCTTCTTCTCATTACCTCGTCATAGCGATCTGGGTGGTTCTCTAGGTTCCAGGATAGTTTACCCAAGTGTATGTGAGTAGGATATACCATACCCAGAAGATCATAGTCTATATGACCGCCAGCTCTGGGTATGTTTATAAATGAAAAGCCTTTTTCTTGCATCTTTTCCGTGTACCATGAGGCAACATCATAAGACCAATCTTCTGAGTCCCGGAACTTATTTACCCCGGCTTCTTTCATCTTATGGATATTGAACATCATAAACCAGGGACTTAGCCTTGGTCTAACAGCATCGTGTAAGCGGTCCCCGGTGATATACTCCCCTGCAGCAACTACATTACCGGTTAATTGTGGTAAATATGCCTCATGGGTGTTTGCTGTATATATAACGTCTGTGTCACACAAAGCCACATATTCTGTGTGGATCTCGTTGTACATAATATTCAACGACTGCTCATGACCGTGGTTGACACCAAAACGGAATACTGGTAACCCATTTTCTACAAAGTGTAAGTATGAGTCATCGTCTGATCCGTTATCTATCAGCATAAGGTTTAAGGGGACTCCCTTATAGTGGTGCTTAACGTATGATTTAAGCATAAGAAGGGTAGCCTCCCATTGATTCCAGTTAACCGATACAAGTGTTACGTTTTCCATTACATTTTTTTAATGATGACTACCCCGCAGGCAATAAATACGCTTTCTATGTGTAAGTCCCAGTAACTACCAGAATACTTCTTTACAGCCTCCTGTTTGTTAGCACAGATAAAACTATTCGGAATGTTACCGTTCATATTTACCTCGCCAACCATCTGTCTTACCCGGTCCAAAAAATTGTATTCGCTATTCCACCTTTCGTCCATAGCACATAGCAAATCCTCTATCGCATACAAAGCCCCTGGCTTCAGCATGGGAAATATAGCCTCAAAAGAAGCTAACTGGTGATCTCCTCTGTGACTGCCGTCATCTACAACAATATCTAAATCACCTATCATGTTAGCAATCTCTTGCATCCTGTCTTTGTTAGACTGATCACCGATAAAGGTTTTTATCCTATCGGTATCATACTGGCTTTTGTCATCAATATCAATACCGTATATCTTTCCGTCAGGGAAATACTCTGCCCACATGTTAAGGGAAGCGTTTTCCCAGATACCTATTTCTAATAGGCTGATTGGCTTCCAGCGTAACGGTGTAAAGAACTGATCATAATACTGGGTGTATGAATGACCGTTAGAACTTTTATCGGTTCCGTGTTTTATTGCTAACTGATCGAGTGTAAGTGCCATGTTATTATTTTTAAAGTGTTTTGTAGTTATTGCTGTATGTTAATTTTGTTATTGTTGTTGGTTATTTTTAAATAGTTTATATAGTTCGGTTGTTGTTTTGTTGTATCTACCAGTACAACCAAGATATAATGCTACATTTCTTTCTTTATCAAACCCAATAGTATTTTTTAGACACCACTCTGCAAACTCAACTGCATCTGTTTCTTCTGGTGTAGACAATAACTGCAATAAATACTTAGCCTCATTTACAGATAACAAAACACCTTCTTGATACCCCCAACTAACACTATCATGGTCTTCATCAGCAGCATCTTCTATCCTTGTTTTTAAATTTTCGATTAATTTATCTTTGCTCATTGGTTAAGTATGTTGTTTATGAATTCTTGTTTTTCTGTTTCTGTGGAATACCTTTCTATACCTCCGTGTACACTTGCCTCTGTATTATAATATTCCGCTACGCACGCTTCAAGCCATGTTGTATTTATCAACTCTATCAGTTCTTCCTTAGATAGTATGTATTGATCTTTAACCTGTTTTAAATGAATCTGCCCTCTTACTTTAGACATAGTAACATAAGTAGATTCGGTAACTTCCTGTATTGATATTGGTATATATACTGTTTGAAGTATTAGTTTCATTGGTTGTTATTTTTTATGGGTTTTCAATATGGGTAAGTCCATCCAGTTTTTGGTAAAAAATCGTTTTTGAATTAGGATGTTTTTTATGAAAAGCTAATATAATATTTTGCTGCACCCAACCATATTTGTTATGTTGTGGTATAAACCAAACTTCATAAAGTACTAAATGACACTCAAATCTATCAAGACATGTGCCAACATTCTTTATCTTATAAATTAGATCATCATCTATGTTACTCATTTGTTGTTATTTTTAATTAAATGTTTGAGTGATTGCACATTATCTTGTATATACTCAGGGAACGTATCATCAATAGGAACTACCTCCCAGTGATCGTCACCCCAAAGCGATTGAGCCGTATTGTATTTATGCTGTAATGCCTCCCGTAAAGCCGGGGTATTACACTCCTGATGGCTAAAAGAGTCCAATTTAGCTTTCATGGTTTCTACCCCACCTAACCAGGAAAAGTGCCATCCTGCGTTTGGTAAACTGTTCTCGTAGCCAGAATTCCTTACCTCATCCGGGGTATGGTTCTTCAGATACTCGTATGTCATTATCCTCGCCCGTGGCCATGACTGCCTTCCTTCAACCACATTAAGATAATAGCCAAACTTATCCATAACCAAAGCTGTTAAATCAGGTAAGGGGTTCTTTATATACTCCTCAATAACAGATTTACGTGGTATCTCATCTACGTCTGAGATAATTACTACACAATAATCAGGAATACCCAGCAACGCATTTTTGATAGCGTTCCTTTGCCATTTCTCGTTATCCCAGGGGTTACCGTTGTTAGGCATAGTGTCTACCATAAAAACAGATAAGGGATACTTAAAGAAAGCAGCATCATCCTGTTCGAGTATTTTCTCTTTCTTCTGGCCAGTAAATGTGTAGTTAGACTGCACACACACATGTTGTATGTCCAATCCCTTCAGTTCTTCCATGCGGATTTTCAATAAATCCCTTTCTCCATTGTAGGTAAAACAGTCAAATATTTTCATTTGTATTCTAGTTTTAATCTATGATCAACTGCACCACAAGCGTCCAAAACATCCTGGGTGTTAAACTGCACACAAGGAGGGTATATCTTATCAATATAACAATCCTGACCAGCTTCTCCTACTACCTCATGCCAACAGAAAGGAGTCCCACATACAGGAGTTTCCCCCTCATGCTTGTTAATCCAGTATATGTTAGATAGGTCATAGTATAAATATTTTAAATCCACAGACCCGGATAAGATAATAGCATATCGTCCGAGCGCTACCGCTATAGCCGAAGGACCAGAGTCTACTCCTATAAAAAAAGAACTCCCGGCTATCAGCCAAGCAAGTAAATTCTCAGAAGGTAAGTTCATCTCCAAAGCTCCCGTTAACTGATGCTTACCCCTTCCTATCTGTATTACATCATAACCCATCAAGGTTAACTGAGATACTATTGTGTGCCAGGCTACCCCGAACACATTACGTCCCGGCTGATCCCTCTGATCAATATGCAAAACCACATATTTCTTAAACAGCCTGTTAGCGTCATCTACCCGGAAAAATAACCGTGGGTTACGCAATTTGTAGTCGGTCACACCACAATGCTCGAAATAACTTTGTAAGTGTAACTGCTTAGGCTTGGTCTCGTAGGATAAATCCAGATTATACTCCTTAAAAGGTATCCTGCTCTTATCCAACTGGCTTACATGCTTCATAGGATAGCCGCCTTGAAAAAACAACTGAAATATGTTCTGGGGGCAATCAAGATACACGTGGTAGCCTTTTTTGTAAAAGTGTTCGAGCACAGGCTCTAGTGCCACAATATCACCCATGGCTCCCAAGCGCTTAATTACAACAGATTCTTTATAAGGCTTATGGAAATGTCCGTGAAATCCGAAAGTCCGGCAACGGGGCTCCCTGAGCTCAAAAGAGAATGTTTCTGCCAGATGTTCTGAAGGAAACCTGATGTCATACTTCTCTTCTAGGTATTTACGATATAAAACCCCGATAGCCTGGTCTTCGTGGTGTGTAGTGGTAATCAGCGGATCTTCCCCTAGTATTGTCTGTAACTTCAATGACCTGAGAGAAAATCCACCGTTACCTATATTACGGTTGTGCTCGTACACCCATGGAGCACCAATGTAATCGTAATCCAAAAACTCATCATTCCAGGCCTCACCAGAAAGAATGTAACCGTCATGCTGAATAACTAGGCAGAAATCGGTATCAAAGTACTTATACAGTTCTTTGATCATGAAATGACTATACTCCTCCTTAGACCGGATAGTAGGTATCTGCTTGACTTCAAACCCATCTGGGTTAGGGTAGTGGATATCGGTCAAAAAAACAATCTTATCGGCATCTACCTGTTCCTGGCATTTTTTTATAGCCCGTACTGCCTGACCGTAGTTTACGGTATCTACTATGATAATGGTTACATCCTTTAATTGTGACTTCATAATTAATCAGTTACTCTTTCAAATACTTTGGAAAATGGGTTGAAAGCATTTTGGATAAAAAACTCATAGTTACCCTCCGGAAGCCAATGACTACCGTGATCAGCCTTTGACAACTCTTCTGTTTTAGTCCAAAGTTTATCATTGAAATTGCTTTCGTGTATATGCTGCAATCTGGCTCCATCTGAACCGACTGCGGCAATAATTTTTCCATCAACCTCAAACAACTGCACATCACCAGTAAGTACGTGCATGTGACCTGAATGTTCTCCCAGTGCCAATGGCTTGTTAGAAATTTTAACGGCATTTTTTGGAATGGACGGGATTGATTTACCCTGAACATCACCCTGATGAAAGCGGATTTCTTTAAACTTTTTCATTTTGATAAGTTTTTGATTTAAAATTTTATGATCTCATATCGAAGGAATATTCCTCCGGTTTAAACATTGATAAAGAAGCAATAGCAGTCAAAGCGTCTGTGTGATGTGGTTCAACGCCCTGAAGATACTGTGTACCAGTAGACGGACAGACCATTTTTACCCAGGCAAAAGGCTGATTGTCTATTTCTTCAAAAACATCTTCTGTTTTCAAAAGCGTTACAGTTTCAATATCGCCATTTTTATGAACAATTTTGCGGGTATCAACTTCTTTCGCACCAAGCAAATCCATCATTTTCTTTTGGCCTAATACTTCGTAAATGCCGCCTTTTATTTCAGCATTTGTTTCATTAAGAAACATTTGGCGTGTTATTTCGCCCGATTCTGCCTTTTCCCATATCCATGATGGAAGCGATCTACCATTAATGAAGTACAACTTATACCCATCAGCAAACTGAATAGCTGGCCCTATAGGATTATGTAGCCGATTATCTGTATTCCGAACTATTTTAACCGGCAACTTACTTACGATACAAAATCCATTAAGCTGTATCATCTCATAAGACCCTGATTTCATAAAGTCTTTGAAATTATTAAACTTATCTAATATAGAGATTCCGATTCTTTGGTAATAATCAGCCCAAGAAACCCATCCAAAATCAGAAGCGTTTCCGTAATAAGAAGGTGCAACCCATTCCCTTACCTGATCCCTTACCTGAGCCCTTACCTGATCCCTTACCTGATCCCATACCTGATCCCTTACCTGATCCCATACCTGAGCCCCTACCTGATCCCCTACCTGAGCCCATACCTGAGCCCCTACCTGAGCCCATACCTGAGCCCATACCTGAGCCCCTACCTGAGCCCTTACCTGATCCCATACCTGATCCCATACCTGAGCCCCTACCTGATCCCTTACCTGATCCC